TATATAGTTGGCGGGGCAAGAGATCAATGTTTGCGTGAAGTAGAATTATTGATGAACGCATTTAACATCCGTTACAAAAGAATAGACAGTTTGGTGTACACATAATGAGAGCAAGTGAGTTCGTAACCGAAGTCCTTAAATTGTCACCTAGTAGTGACAAGGCTAAAGCCTGGATAAAAAAGGTATACGATAAATTCTCGCAACAGTTTCAAAACAACCACGTAATGCCGTTAGGTGGTGAGGGTGATGATCAGCAGTTTGCTATGTTTGAATTGACACCTAGTTTTAGTAAACGTGATGCAGTTGAAATCAAATGGATTCAGGCTTATCCACTGCGCAAAGGCGCCGGCACTAAGGCTATGAAGATACTACAAGACTTAGCACGTGAAGATGGTATTGCATTAACACTTTATCCATGGGACAAAGGTCAAGTCAAACAGGGTAATTTAATTAAGTTTTATCGCAAGCAAGGTTATAAACCATTACAAAAAGGCGGTAAAGTTATGCATTGGGAACCTGAACAAGTATAAATGACAACAACCCTAGACAAATTGCCAATCAATACTGATGCAATCATTGTTAGTAATTCAAACGAAAGGCAAGTTGATTTAGGGTTATGTGCAGGTACTAGGTTACGTGTGATAAGTCGTAGTCTGTTTAATGGACCTATAGCAATTCAATTTGGTACAAGTTGTTTTGCATTTAGACCGCACGAATTATCTAACGTATATGTTAAGGTTACACCTTAAGTAAATCTTCAAAACTATACAAATTTTTCATATAACTTGACACATTAGAAAGAACAGAACTTTCTACATCACCTTTTCTACGTGGGCCAATCTTACGCAAGATAGGCGTGTCAGTATCCTGATATAATGCGTCATGGTTAACACGCTTAAACATCTCAAACATCTCAGATACAGTATGGCCTACTCCATGACCCAAGCATTCAATTTGATTGCTTGACTTTTCAATTGCAGTCATAAGTGCATCACAGATTTCATCTACGTGAACATAGTCACGCACACATGTACCATCAACTGTGTTATAATCGTTACCGTAAATTGTAAACTCACGTGTATAACTAGACTTCAATAGATTATACATCAAGCCATCAGGGTTAGTTGGCTCGAAACCCGAACTACCGATTACATTATAGAATCTAAAAATAGTATATGGTGTGGGCTTGTGTTGTGTGTAGTATTCACGTACAACATCTTCTGCCGCACGTTTACTTACGCCATATGCACTATTGCAACTTTCCGCGGCGCCTGTGCTAGCAAACACAAAGTTTTTTGTGTTAACTTTGTTGATAACATTCATAGTGCCATTCAGGTTAGTAATGTAATATGGAATAGGCATTTGTTCGCTTTCATTGACTTTAACCAATGCAGCCAAATGAATTACACAATCAAACTCTTCGTTAAGTGTAAACAATCTATTGATATCTTGTCGATAAAATTTATGCATTGGTTGCTGAGGATCACGAATATCTAATCCATGTACCTCATACTTCATAGAGTTCATTAGCATCTTGGCAAGATGACTACCAATATATCCTGAACAACCTGTTATCAATACTTTTTTCATAATTTACTCTTGTACATTTTATTAAAATAATCCAACAATATAGATATGTCATATGAAAATCTATCATCGAATGTTAAATCAATGAGTCTTGGATTATTGTTTGCAAATTCTTCTGTTATTATTTCAGCCAATGCTTTGTTATTCCACGGTGATAAATGACAAGGTCTAGCATCAGGCATATCTACTGTGTATTTTTTTAGTAAAGGATGACGATGCCCACCTACGTCTGCATCAGTCAACTCTGCCCATGAGATATCTCCTAAACCAACTAAACACGAACCATGCATGTTGCTAATATCCAATCCTATTTCTTTTGTAATAGTCCAACGACTTTTTACATTTGTTCCCGGTTCAAATGGAAGAACATTGATAAGTTTTATGTTACGTTTTCTGCATAGTGTGTTAACTTTGTCAAAAATAGTTTGATATAAAAATTGTTCAAAATCTTCATCATAGATGAGTTTATATACTTCAACTAGTTTTGCCATATCATCATATGCATACTTGGGTATGCCATGATACACATCTAATTTCTCTTTGTTTATACAATTAGAATAAGGTAACAAATGTTCGGCTATTGTATACCATCTACACTTGTGTGTATAAACAAAAACAACATAATCGTAACTTTTATAATGTTTTAAAAATTTTTGATATGAATACCATAGGTTTGTGCCCGGCATTGCATATACGTTATGTGATATTAATGTAGACCAACAGTTTTCCCAATCTGTGTGAGGAGTACCAAAACTGTCACCAAAGACAACTGTTTCAGTTTTCATAATTAGCGACCTTTATTTTTATAAATTTCATCAACAATAGCATTAACTTTAGGTTTGTTAACATAACTTCATATTAAAATTCAAATAATCCTGCACCACTTACTTCTTCTGTGGGAACAAAATGTGGATCCTTGCTCAAGTATGTATCATTATCAGTATAAGTGACTGTAAATTTATGTTTGTTTGAAAGAACCGATCTTACATCATCAATACAAATTACATTACGACATAAACCTTTAATAAAATCACTATGCTTTACTGTATGTTCTTTACAGATTGCCGCAGTATTTGAATTGCTTTGTTTTGTTTTAAACTCACTAAAGCATTTATTCCATTTGTGAAATACTGTATTCTCTTGTGCAATAGCATGATCTAATGATCCTTTAACATACCAATCACTACTGTTTGCAAACATATCGTATGCGCCTTTGACATCAGACGCCATATCTTTCTTGTTAGTCTCAAAGAAAAAATGTCCATCAAAGTTTTTAGTCCAACGTTGATTTTCTAACACAAATGTAGGTAACTGAATGTGTTGTTCATAGAAAGCCATACCATAACTTTCAACTGTGCTAGGATTGAATGCAACTCTAGCACTTGTCATAAAGTCAACTTTTTCTTTACCAATGATGCCTACACGAATATCATAAGTTACACCGATCTTCTTTAATCGTTCTTCAAACTTTTTAGCACCATTTGCGCTAGTCATTACCTTAGCAGGTAACTGTGTTTGCTCAATTAATTCTAGGAATAGTTCAGGATTTTTACCTTCTTCCCAACGACCAACAAAGAGTACACCTTCACGTGGTTTGTTGTGTTTTTCTAATAGTCCACGTTCGCTGATAGGAATAGGCAAATGCCAAGCACCGTTGTCTATTTCTAATTGATTGAACTTACTTTGCGTACCCACATATACAGAACTCATTTCTAGTTGCTTACGCATCATTTCATTGGTTGTATCAAGAAATGGATTCTTAGTGTCTTTAAAAATTTGACTTTCTAAATGCGTATATGCAATTATTTGAATACAATCATCGAGTCCCATGGTGCTTGCCACTTGAACAGATTCGTATGTATTACAAATAAACGCATCATACAAATTATGTTCAAGTGCCTTTACAATTGCATTACGGAAGTTAGCCATGCGTTCATAGCAATATGTATCGCCATACATAAAGATATTGCTATGTGTTGTATATGGCAATGATTCCACTGGAGCAATGATATTAGCCTTCAAGGATTTAATAAACTCATTATCCTTGGGTTCTTTGTCAGTTATGATATCAACTTTAATGTTATGTTCATCCATCAATTCACAAAAACTTTTAGTGAATTGTCCAATACCCCCATGGGGTATTAGTGTTTGATAACTGACTAGGAACCCAATTCTGCGAGTGTATGTTTTCATTTTGTATCAAAAGGCCAAGGTGCTTTAGGGGTTAGTGTTGCTGGTTCTTCATAAACTTCATCAGGTGTTTCTGATTGTGGCTGTTCTACAACATTACCGTCTTCGTCTTCAATAATGATATCACAGTCAATAATCATTTCACATTCATCTTGAATCCATCCATGCTCTTCTAAATCAAGCCAACTGTTTTCTTCTAAGAATTCTTCTAGCCATTCTTGTGTTTCTTCGTCACATTCATCACTATCAACTTCTTCCCAACAGCCATCGCTTGTTTCAACTAGTTCAACATCGTAGTCACAGTTATATAGATCAACACCTGGTTCTAGTACAGGAGGGTTATCGTCTTCTGTTTCAACAGTAAACTCACCCCAACGCCAACCTGTCTCAATCATAACGGTGTTGTCACCCTTAGTTAGATAGTTGCGTTCAATAAGTGATTTCTTCCATGCGGGTTTAATTGTCCAAATAGCCATAATTAACTCCTAATTCTCCAAAGTAAATGTTCATACCTATCATGCCACCTATACATATATACAGGGTCACCTGGACCGGTAATCATCCTAGTGAGTTTATAGCCCTTCTTCAACCAAATAAGTTTCCCAGACAATACACAACGTTTGGGTAGTAGTGCAAATGAATACTTTACTGTGGCTCCCTTATAAAACCACAGATCATCTATCATTTTATCTCTATCAATCATTGCTTCAATCGACATAAGGTTCCTTAAAATCTCAATGTTTATTATAATCTATGTTTAGGCAAATTGCTAGTGTTATTCCACCCATTGTAGGTGTACACCTTATCATTGTCTTTTAAGAAATTCAACACATCTGTATTTACCTTTTCTACCCATTGTCTTGTTGAAATATCTACACTGTTTGGTAAAACTTTATCAAGGTATTCTAAATGCTCTAATGGAGTAGAATGTAAGTCTACTCTTGTTTTTCCATTTATTTTTCTACTATACCAATCATTATTAAAAACAGTTTTATGTACACTGGGTTTGAATTTGTCTAAGGTATTCTTGTATAGATTCAAAGAATCTTCTATCATTTCAGATGCGTCTAAATTCTCGTATTGATTGGGATTAGTTAAATCAACCATGCTCATGTATTCATAGTTACAACCTATGTTTTCTAACAATTGTGTTGTTAACTGAATCTGTGCTAAGTCTCTAATATAACATCCACGAATAGTTACAAAATCTCTAACAAACTCTTTGTTGTAAATATTTTGATTATAGATACTGCCCACGTTGAGCCATCTATCGGTGTAACGGTCTTCACGCATTACGTTAGACCACATGATCATTATGGTATCGTCTTTTGTAAAGTTGTGTCTGACTGAGGCTTCTGCTACAGCACTTGAAATGTATAAATTGCCTGCGCCAACTAAGCCCCAGTTTTCAAAATAATCATAACTATGACCTAGTATATCAGCCCATGTAGGCCAATAAAATTGTGTGAAACTACAACCAAACGCAAACAATCGATGCATCAAGTTCCCCAAGCGTTGCGGAAAAGAGGTACCTGAAGTCTATCACTATAACGATATCCACGTTGTAACGCAGCCATTGCGACATTCTTTGCGTTTAAGTTATAAACACTTTCAACACCACCAACTGGCATTAAGTATACATGACCTGTGAAACCTGCTTTGCGATATTCATGTACTGCCATGTCAGCATAAACCATATCACGATCAGTCGCTACTACAAACTTCAAATATGCTGTACCAACATCTTCATAACTTGCTACAACTTCTGGCTTGATTGCATCTTCCCAACTCTCACCGCTGCCAGGCAGTTTAGCACTTACACTAAATGTAATTTCACGACCTACTTTGTTCCAGTCACGCAAGTAATCAGCAAACTTTGGATTTAGTTTTTGAGTGCCATTTGTCTCAAATGTGATCTCAGTTAAACCATCCATCAATGGATGATCAAGTAGTTCAGGATATGCACGTTGCCAACCTAGTAGTGGCTCGCCACCTGTGATGACTAAATGTTCGTCCCGCCATTCTTTGTTTGGGAGTTGTTCAACGATTGCTTGCGCAATTGCCTCTGTCGTAAGAAACGGTGAAAGATGTTTGAACCTAGGATCCCAACTAGCGTAACTATCGCAGCCGGTACTAACAAGGGGAAGATCCTTATATTGCTTATAATCTCTTGCATTTATATTATTCCTTTCATTAGATAGTAGACCACGGGGCATACCAAAGCCACTGCATGTAAAATTGCAACCATATGTTCTTAAAAAGACAGAAGGCACGCCCATGTAGCGACCTTCCCCTTGTATACTGTAAAACAGTTCACTGATTTTTATATTCATCTTTTGCTTTCTTACGTGCAATGTCTCTATCCTTTTGAATTAGATAGATACCATACATGAACCAAACTGAAAAGGCTAGAAGCGCAACACCAAAAATAAAATTGATGAAGTCCCCAAGCAAACTTAAAAACGTTGACATAAATTATACCTCTATTGTGATTATATGATAATCAATTACTATTGTCAATAGTTATTTCCACCATTCTTCCCAAGGAAAGATTACCCAAACATCTTCTTCCATTTTGTTGATAGTTGTACCTTCGTAATCTATTTCAAAGTCACTGGACTGATTATCTACGGCAACTGCAAACTTAACATTGTTATGCCAAACAGTATCCCATTTATTATCAAGTGGCATACAACTTGTTTGCCAGTCATTTTTAATCCAATTTAATGTAGCACCTGTGTCATTGATATCATCAACAATAAGAATATTTTTACCATTGAATGCATCTTCTGCCATCCAACAGTTACTTTCTGTATCTATGTTATCACGCAAACTAACATTAAGTGTGTGCATTGGAACGTTTAGATAGTGACTAATCTTTAATGCAGGGACTAGTCCACCACGATTAATACCCACTACATAATCAGGCTTATAGTTATCCATAGACATTTTTCTAATAATGTAATGTATAAACCCATTTACAGTTTCATCTGAATACCAAACTTTTCTAACCATTCCAATGCCTCACTACGCCTGCTACAATAAAACAATTTGTTATGATGTAGGATAACACAATTGCTGTTCTAATACAGGCAATACGATCTGATTCTTTATCTGTATTGCCTGATTTTTCACCTAGGGCTTTAGCCCAAATTCTCCAAAGTCTTTTCATCAACATTCCAAAGTTCAAGAGCCTTTGCAGGATAAATCTGCACTGAACCCTTTTCAGTATAACTTTCAACTGCATAACCCTCTGGAGTTAGTTCAGTTGAGTATGTTCCAACAATTGTGCCATGCCATTGTGACCCAGAAACCTTCTTAACCATATCGCCTAACTTAAATTTCATGACAATAAATCCTCATTCCATTCACGATGCCCTTCACGATAAGCCATGTTACTTTGTGTTTCACGTACTTCTACACGATAACACCAAAGTCTTGCAGCCTCACTTGGTCCCCACATATCAGGAATATAAACTCCATTGATATATTTGTATAACATGTCTGCTAAACTCTCACAGCCTAAGCGTGGAAGAATAGTAAGTTTAGCCATTTTCTTTTCTTGTAACAACTTAAATGTTTCAAGGTCTGGATCATCTTCTGCTACAAGTAGTGTATGATCGAATTGGTCTTCAAGTAGTCCTTTGAGTTCTTTAAGACCGCCATAGTCAGCCGCCCAATTGCGAACGTCTAAGTCATTAGTTCCAAAGTAAAATTTAAAACTAAATGAATATCCATGAATCAAATTACAATGACTGTCTGCACGCCATTGACGATAAGCGCATGGGAATTGATTTACGTACTCTTTTGTACTTGTGTACTTGTATTGTACTGATTGATTAGTTGCCATTTTTATCTCCTATGTTAATTATAGCATAGGCAGCAGAATTTGTAAAGCGGGAATGATGCCAAAAGACCGCTATCTTTATTTACCTTTTTAAAAGATCCTGTGTAATAACTTCTGCCCAATATTCTGCGTTTTGTTCTGTAACACGAATATCATATTGTTCGGGAGGTACAAATATAGCATTGGTATCAGCATACCGACCTTCACGGATGGTATCAAGCCAAATTGTATAGTCTGCGTTAAATATATCTCTAATCTCATTAGTAGGCGCAACAAAATCACAGATTGCCAATCGACCCTGTTCTATTTCTTTATCAGAAAGTTCTCGCATTCGTTTTGCTTGACGTATGCGTCCTTCTTCACTAAAATCCCAATCGTTATATCGTTCTCTAATAGCGTCGGCATTGAACCATGTAAATTTTTTATTAAAAAACAAACGGGCACCAATAGCGGCCGCTAATGTTGTTTTGCCTGAACCGGGCAAACCCATGATAAGAATTCTCATGACAAGTCCCTAACAATAATAGTACCATATCTAGGAACAAACGTTTTGCAACCAATATGTTTAATAGTAGCCTCTACTAACTCAATCATTTTATTACTATTGCCACAAACAATTGTAAGTGGCATTTTTCCTTGATTCATTAGAATAAAGTTTTCTACTAAACGGTTTACATCCTCATGTCTTATACCGTGTAGGTCTAACTTGTTGGTCTCATTCATCATGACAAATCTTTAAACATAAGTTTTCTACCTTCCACGCCTAATTGTGCGTCAAAGATTTCTCTAATACGCTGTAGCATACCACATGCGAATAACAATTCTTCCTGTCCATCATTACACAAAAACAATTGTTGATCAACAGGTTGCATTAATTCAGCAAGTCTATTTTCTACAGTATAATTTTCCATTATCATTTTGCCTTAGGTTGTGCTTCTGCAACACGCTTACGTAAACTTGAACTACTGAAACTATGATCACGACCGTTAAACACAATATCGATGCCACGGTGATAACATGCTTCGTCACCTGTGAATTTTTTGCCTTCATATTCAACACCCAATACACGAACATTCAATGGCAAAATTAATAGTAAGTCAATCAAGTCTTGCTCAGTTTGATATACTACTACTTCGTCAACATAGCGACAGGCACTAAGTTGAATTTGACGTTCTACAATACTTTGAATAGGTTTATTCTTGGTATCAGGACGATCAATTGTTGGGTCTGTTTGTAATCCTGCAATCAAATAATCACAGTGGTTCTTTGCCTCACTAAGCATAGCAATATGCCCGGCATGTAGTAAATCAAAGGTACTAAAAGTAATACCTATCTTTTTACCTTGGTCTCTGAGTTTTTTAATTTTGTTAAATATCATTTTTTATAAAATTTAATAGTTTGTTCTTTGGGTTCTGGTGTACAGCAACCCTTGGCTTTTTCTTTGCCGCAACTACCACAATTTGGATTACGCAATATACTCCATAATCTAATAAATGAATATGCTACGATAATCAAAACTATGATATAATCCATATCATTTGCCCATACGTGCAATGCTTAAGAATTCATTACGTGCCGCAGGATCACTTTTAAATCCGCCGCCTAAACGAACAGTTACAGTTGAACTGCCAGTATCCTCAACACCGCGTGACTTAACACAATAGTGTCGTGCGTCAATCATTACCGCAACATCTTCAGTCTCCAATATAAATTGGAGAGTGTGGAAGATTTGTTCGGTGAGTCGCTCTTGGATTTGAGGGCGCTTGCTGAAATACTCAACAATACGGTTAATTTTTGATAGTCCGAGGACTTTCTGTTTAGGAACATATGCCACAGTAGCGAGACCATCAATGATAACAAAGTGATGTTCGCAATTGCTTTGGACATTAACGTTGCGTTCAACGACCATTTCATTGTAATGCATCTTGTTATCGACAGTCGTACACTTTGGAAATGCATCATAATCTAAGCCCCAAAAGATTTCATTAACATACATCTTAGCAACACGCTTAGGTGTTTCCATTAAACTGTCATCATTTAGGTCTAGACCTAATACATGCATAATATGAGCAAAATCTTTTTCAATTAACTCAATTTTGTCTTTGCGGTCTAATGCAGTATTGAATGTGGGAGTTTCAACTCCTACACTTACTAGATGTTCATGGACTTTGCGTCCTAATTCTGGATCGGTTTTTGTTTTATTGTATGACATTATTGTTCTCCTTCCTTACACGGATAATTGTCAATTGTGTTGTAACCTTTGTGTTACAAAAGTATTTATACGATTATATCATATAACATATGTTTTTCAAGTAAATAGGGCACTATTACCTTATTTACAAATTCTCTATGTTGTGCTGTACTGGGGTGCGGATCAGGGGGTCTAGCAAATTCTTTGCCTGATTTTTCTTTGCACCACTGATAACAATTCTCAACGGGTAACCAATGTGATTTATCAATTTGGTCCCAAAGGAATTTAATTTCAGCGTTATTTTTCCAATTCCTAGCAAAAGGAAATTCATCAAATGCGCTATAATCAAACTCAGTCATAAAATACGGAATGTTATTTGCCTGTAAGAACCATTGAACCCTTAATACATGTTCAAAGCAATTAATTAAACTGTCCTCATAATTATAAAAGTTTTCTTTGAATTTAGTAGTAAGAGGATCAGACCAATGTGGATTAATAACATACCAATAATACTCTTCAGGTACATATCCTGCCGTGGGATTACTATACCAGTAATAGCGTCTAGGTGCTGTATTGGTAGTTTCTAAGTCAGCAATTGAGTAGTAATCACGCCTTTTAAACTCACTCCACATAATACCCACTAACATTTCATCAGGTTTATATGTTTTAAGTTGTTCTGTTACTGCTGAAATAATTCTACGACTGATCAATCCATTACCAGCCGCTCCTATACCAGTGTGTACTACTTTGTCGGGTTGTATATAATCTTGTAAATGATGAACCCAAGTTATATCAGTATTGTTAGGTTGACTAAAACTACATCCACCAGTAATTAAACATTTTACATTCTTTGTCATTGTTATCCTGCATAAACTCTGTTGTATTGATTATTTACACGAACAAAGGTAGTGCATTTACTTAATTGCTTTAATGATTGAGCACCAACATATGTGCAACTACTACGCAATCCACCAAGAATGTTTAGTACAGTATTCTTTACAGGCCCACGATAAGGTACACGCACAGTACGACCTTCACTACTACGATATTCAGCAATGCCGCCGTGATGCTTGTTCATGGCAGTATCACTACTCATACCATAAAACTCTACAAACTTTTTGATTTCATAATCGTGCGCATAACTGTTTTCTTGTAGTCTAGATAGTTCATGCATTTCTTCGATAACCTTGCCACCACCTTCATCATGACCAGCAAGCATACCACCAAGCATTACAAAGTCCGCACCAGCCCCAAACGCCTTAGCAACGTCTCCAGGGCATGTGCAACCACCATCAGCAATAATATGTCCACCAAGACCATGTGCGGCATCAGCACATTCCATGATAGCACTAAGTTGGGGATAGCCTACCCCAGTTTGAATACGTGTAGTACATACACTACCGGGGCCAATGCCTACCTTAACAATGTCTGCTCCTCTTAAAATCAATTCTTGTGTCATGTCAGCAGTAACCACATTACCGGCCACAATAGTATGAAGAGGCCAAAGATCACGTACCTTACTAACAAAAACACCAAAATGATCGCTGTAACCATTTGCAACGTCAATACAAATGTATCTGATTTCATCAAATATTGATAGAATTTCATTTAACTTTTTTAAGTCCCTGTCGCTTGTGCCTGTACTAACTGCTATGTTATTAAAATTTAATTCATTAGTGGCGTAGTTTTCAACGTTGTAACTTTTTACTAAACACGTAAACAATCCATGCTTACTCAATTCAGTACTCATTTCAATAGTACCAACGCCATCCATGTTAGCAGCCATGATTGGAATGCCGGTGTATTCATTTTGACTATGCTTAAACTTATAAGTTCTATTTAAGAAAACTTCTTTACGGCTAACCAATGTGCTACGCTTTGGACGAATCAATACGTCACTAAAATCTAACTTAACTTCATTTTCAATACGCATTTTAATACTTTCTTTCTTTTGTGTGCTTGCGATAATCAGTATCCATACGCAACAAATGTTGACCACGACCTTCTAAAATATTACAAATACGATCAATGGTTCCATCTGTGTGAGTACTGATCTTGTCAATATTTGGATGTTGAACAGTTAATAGTTTATGCAACTTTGCAATTGCATCATCTAATGACCATGGGATATACAATCGTTCAGGATCATTACTGAAAGTTTCAGGGAAACTACGATAAGCAGGATATAACACATTACAACGCAATGCATCAGCCTCGCTTACAGTATTACTTACCCAGTCTTGTAATGCACAGTTAAACAATACACGGGTGTCATTCAACATTAGATAGTAATTAGTTTTGTCTAAGTTTTCATAGACTTTAAGTGTACCTTCGTCACGCATTTTGTTAGTGCGTTCCATGTAACTACTGTTATTACTACGTAATGTACTACCACTGAATACAGCAAACTCTACACCTGAATTTGGATACAAGTTATTCCACTTGTCAATCAAGTCCATGTAAAAGTCTGGTTGCTTTTCTTGATCCCAACGTGCGGCAAATGCAACACGCATAGCACGTTCATCAAACAATTTAATGTCTTGACCACTATCAAGAACTCTGCGTCTTACTTCTTCTTTACCAAATGCTAACCCACTGATATTATAGATTGGTGCTTCCCAGCCTGCAATCTTCATGTGCATTACCATTTCTTCGTTACTTGCAAGTACGCCATCAACAAATTCATTGACCATCTTTTCGTACAAGCCCATCCATTTGCTCATGCCCCATACATGTACGAAATCATCTGGATCAATTGACTGAGCAAGACAACGGACAAATACCCTAGGACGCATATCGTCAGTAACCTGATTAAGAATGTAAGGAAGGCTTTCGATTCCGGGCTGAAACATATCTTCAAAATATATAACATCATCACTAGTGACCTCCCCTTCTTTCATCAATTTAACTAAGTTCATCATTTGGCTCATGCCAAAATAACTACGACCATGTGCATCTAATACTTGACCAGTAACAATACTTTTACTGTTGTCAAGTGTGTCACCGGGAACGATAACATAATCAATGCCACGGCGTTTGAATACTTCAACGTTCCAATCAGTTAATTGAAGTGTGTATCTGTCTTTGTAAGGCTCTAAGCCCATGTAGTATAGTTTACGCATTATTTTCTCTCAATGTCTTCTTCAATGCAAGATGATCCATATTGTACTTCAAGTATGTGGCAATAATCAGAATAATTATTTTGACCTTGATGCCAAACACCTTGCGAAATATTATATGTTTCATTTTCCTCTTTAGATATTACTATTATATCATTATTGTATACAGTTGCAATATCACAATTACCCTTAAGTATATACCAATGTTCACTACGTTTAAAGTGACGTTGCATACTTAAACTCTTACCCGGTTCAATTACAAGTTCTTTAACTTTGTAACCAATCTTGTCATCTAAAACACGATACCAGCCCCATGGTCTAACGGTTTTAGGATTCTTCCATTCTTCTAATATCCAACTACTGCTATTCTTTTTGTTTGTGCCACCAACACCAAATACAAATTCAATGTTTTGGTCAGTAGTATCCATTTCTGGAATATTATTTTGAGTACGATCTCCTCCATTGGCAAAAACAATTTTTGCTTTGGGCCACATTTCACGTACAATTTTTATAGCATTTTTACTGCTGCCATCACTATCATTAAAACGTATTGCCGCATCTACATGTCTTAATGATTCAACAATTGCCATTCGTTCATCTAATGGCATAAATGGTCGACCTTTTTTACGGGTCAACCATTCATCGCTATTGACTCCTACGACAAGGGTATCGCCCAATTCACTAGCAGACTTAATGTAATTTAAATGCCCACTGTGAATTGGATCGAATCCCCCAGTAATCAAAACTATTTTACGCATTAAAATTAAATATCTCCTGCATATATTTCTAAAATCATTTTCTTCATTCTATTAAATTCGTCTTCAGTTCTTGGATGTGAAGATAAAAGATTTTTTGGATCAAATCGCCAAGCAAAATTGGGCCATACAGCATCTTTCATTAAATAATACGCTTGTTTTCTTGCATCGATTTGTTTATTGTACCATATGTTATGTATTTCGCAGGCAGATTCGTATTGATCATCAACTCCAAAAAAATCTACAACTTGATTGTAAAACGCTCTACTTAATATAGGATTAAATAAGGTATAAGAATGTAGTAATAAAATTTCTTCGTTCGGTAATTTATTCTTAAAATAGTTTTTTGTATAAATGTTTTCTTTTGTAATTTGTACAAAAAACTCTTCTTTGGATTTAAACTGTAATATACCTGGCTCAAATTTTGCATATCCAAGAAGACATTCTAAAGGAGTGGCCCACATTGTTATAATCTTATGTTGTGGTTCGTCTTTTCCCTGTGCTGAAACCACTCTAGGAGAAAAGTCAATATACATTACTTTATCTAAGTCTAATTTATATGTCCACTCATAATCTAACCAAGAAATACAGTCCCTAGTATCAGGGTATATTTTTTCTTTGATAAAAGAAATTTTATCATTTAAATTTGTAGGTAAGCATGTATTTTTTAGTTCACTATTGTAATAATCAGACAGGAGCATCAACCATCTAAGATGGTTTTTAAATGCTCCTGCAGGTGCTGATATACTATGTTTCATTCGTCATGATTATATATGGGTTAGCACTAACCCATATAATATTTAGACACGTGGTTTCATATCTAATTCCCACATGTCCTTAAAGGGCTTTCCTGTGAGAAACTTTTGATACTGACGCCACACGTAACTACGTGTGCTATATAGATCACCTTCATCGAACCTATAGCCATAATCCTTACAGAATCCTAGATATGCTTCTAGGTCCTTAAAGATTTGATTGACCTTAGGGTTAGACTTGTGTTCATACTTAGCCATTGATTTTTCCTTTAAATGCTAATAAGTTGAGGTTTGTGAGTATAATAATAAATCGTAGCACCGTTCTCACCGTCTTCGCTTACAGTGATTTCAATGTTACGTTCGGGATATCGACTAGCAATAACTTCATAGAGGTCATCACTAATCATTTCACAACTTTTGAAATTCAATTCAAGAATGCCCTGAGAGTATTGATTCTCAAGCCATCTCTTAAATTGAATAAACTCAATATCCCTATCGTTGTGAAATACTTCAATCGCCACGTTAAAGTGAAAAATGTGACGATGTGGAGTTGCTAAGAAACTAACATCATATTCATCACCTGTTGACAGATTAGAGTCTGATGCGGCTGCCGGATAACAATGAATACCTTCTTTCTGAAAGGTAACAAAGATCATGCGTTTAGCCTGTTCTTTAATTCTATTACGTGTTTCCATAAGTGTTTGTTTTCTATTAGTAATCGTGTTCATCAAAATTCACCGTGTCATGATCGTGTTCCCATTGCAAACGTCTAAGTCTAACTAATTCCTCATAGACCTTTGCACGTTCAGCATTGGCTAAGTCGCTACCTTCGTTCGAACGTTTGGTTAAATCTTCAAACATATCTTGTAATTTACTGATTCGTTCTTTGTACATATCTGTCTCCAGAGTCTTTAACTATTATACATTGTTTTGTGTATAATGCAACAGTTATGGCTAACATTATTCAATGAGATTAGCCATTTCATCGTCTGCATCTTCAATGACTTCATCCTGTTCAGGTTCTTGTTCAACGGCAAACAGTTGATCAAACATGGTCATTGCATTAACAGTACGCTTACCACTAAATCCTTGACTACCACTTTGCATTTGTGTCCAAAGACTTGAGTGTTGCTTAATCAAATCCAAACTCTTTTTTCTATCGTTTAGGCTAAAGATTTCTTCAATGATACTACCAAAATGATTATCATCAAACTTGCTCATAACCATCTTGGGCATAATACCCGTTTCATATTTACGATTGGCTTCCTGCACAGCAGTAATGTGTTGATAAACATTATGTGCTTGCAATAGTGTATAACTTAATGTATCCCAACTAGTTTTGGTTTCTTTACCTTGCTGGTTGATAAAGCCATGACCACGATAGCAAAGGTCCTTAACCATCATACGGTCAGTAATTGGGCTATCAGTAAACACATCGTGAATACCATCAGCCAATACTGCATCACTAAACTTGCGATTGTCATTAGCATAGTTTTTGTTTTCAGCAGTCTTTTCCATACTGTATGACCATTTCTTGCCATGCTCAATACTGTTGTTAAAGTATGCAAGACCTTTAGCCGCACTAAAGAATGGGCTTGCGCAGTCAAAAGTAATTTGTAGTTTTGGATTGTGATACTTTCGAATAGCACGTTGAATATCTGTAAACAATACAGCATATTCCATAATGCTTACACCCAAACAGTGAATCAAGTCATGCTTACCTTCTTGTAACAAACCATCGTGGATAATGCCAACAAGTCGATTCAACATCAATTCAACGTCAATCTTGTTCTGACCCCCAAATGCCCAACCATTGAAATGATTGTCGGGATAGATGTTTGGGTCACAATACTTTTTCATTTCTTCATACCAACTATCACTTTGACTGTGATTGCGACCTTGAAGAACATTTAAGAACTTACATTCACCTGTACGATTCTTAATAAAGTATTCGTTGTTAATATGTGTAGCAGTAATCGCTTCCTCAATTGTACTGATACCATGCGCACTTTTACCAGTCTTTGGATCCTTGATATGAAACGTGCTTAATGATTGTGAAGGGATATCTAAACACATACCATAGTCCATGTATGTGTCCATCCACTTCAATACTTGCTGACGCTTTTTCATAGCACGTGGGCAGTTGGGATCCTTCCAATCAGCAGGCCATTGACACTTAAGAATCTGAAAACCACCACTATCACCCAACATGAAAGTACCACTTTCACGTTTACGAATAATACTTTCAGCATGGTCATCAACAGTTGTATCTAAGTTGGCATGACCTGCACTATACAAACCCCACTTATAAGTGTATAGACCTTGCTTGCTATTCAAAAAGTTCAAGCATTCAACATCACCATTGAAGCCTGCAGGAATACGTGTTTGGTCAAAATAATTTTCACCTTCACGTTGTTTACCCAAGCCAGTAATAAAGAAACTACTGACTGCGGGTAAGAATAATGCCCAGTCCGGTTTGTGCTGTGCTGATAAGTCTATTTGATTCAAGCAGTTACCTCTTTTTTAATTAATGTTTGTATCATTTTGATTTGATCTTCTTTTTCTTTAATCTGTTCTACTAAGTCTTTGATAGCAGGATTACTTTCTGCTAGTGCTTGACGCCTAAACTCTTCATCACGCTTTTTCTGCACCCAGTCAAGCAAACTTTCTGCTTCACCGGATAAGTTAACATCTGCATAACTCATATTCAACATAATCCAAGTTGTACCATCATACACTTCCATAGTTTGTGTACTTGTATTATAGCGCATATTGCCTACTCCAACACTGCCGCCATAATTATTGACATAGGTACTAGACGTACCGCTGTTAACTTGTAAATACTTACTACGACTATTAATTCCCCTTAGCATAAACTTCCTTTAAATTTTTATAGAATGAAATATTCTGTTGATTAAAAAATTTAACCTCTGAAAAGATTTTATAATCAGGGGCATAGAAATCTCTAATTCTTTTAATTAACAAACTATCGTTCTTAACAATGTCTTTGATCTTATTGTAGATTATAACTTTAACAGGGTTCTGTGTCAATACTTGATGTTGACCTACACTAACAGATATTTTTCCAAACCATAATCTGCTAAACTCATACATATTATCTTCTAAGTGTTTATCACAATTAAAAAATATTGTTTTGTCAGTATCAATGCCCAATAAATTAACTATTTGTAATCCAGTGTGATTGTCAAAACACAATGCATCTTTTATTGCTTGTTGAAACAAACTATTGTCTAATAGTTCAAGTGTAGGGCTATCAATAAGATATTGAGTAATACCAGATAACCAACGTAACAGAGGGTCTCTGAGAATTACTATAGAAATTTTATCTTTTAGTATACTCTCAGAGTTCTCGGTTGTTTTTATAATTTTCTTATCCATATTGAAATTCTTTTCAAAGAATTTCTCTGCCCAAGTATGTGCATTTTTGTTTATTGGGAAATAAACTAGATTGTGGTCGTCAGATTCAAAACCACCATATTGGGTAGGATAAGTTATTATCATTTACTTTGTGCAGGTAATAGGTATTGATAAACTGCAATGCCACTGTCAACTGTGATTTCTGCGGCACCTGCATCAGCAATACGTACAGTCTTGTCACCAGGCAAGTCCATGATTGCCAAGAAGACCTTTACGGGCCACTGCCATTGACGGCTTAATGTGCCAGTAACATCTGGCTGAAATACAAAGTTACCACTGTGAGTTGAAGGATCACCAAAATAAATCTTTAGATCGCCATTTTCAGTCTTAGTTGTAAAATTAGGCTCATCGCTGTTAGCACTAGCCTGTTTCTTCAAACGCATGATACCAGCAACAGTTGGTTCAAACTCAACGTTCCATGTAGCACCACGGAATGTAACTGCCTTAACCTTATCTTCGACCATGCCCTTAGCCATTAGTCGATAATCGTTAACAAAGTCTCCAGTCTTAGTTTCAAAGTGAATTGCGCTGGGAACGTCTGCTCCGTCTTTGTTAACACGTGTGACATTGATGATTGAAGTATCATCATAGTCATCAAAACTAACAATAGTCTTTAACTTTGATAGTTGCGGCATACCAAACGTGCCAATGAAATCAGCGATTGGATTTTTAAACTTAGCGTTTACAACAACTGACTTATCTTCTGCAACAGCAGAGATATTAGTTTCGGTATCAGTACCAACGACCTTAATAAGATCGATAACACCTAGACCATGTGTATGTTGAATTAAATCAAGTAAATTGTCTTTCATATTTTTTCCTTTGTAAGTAATATTTAGGCAGTTCTATCATGTATAATAGTGGATTTTATTGCGAATGTCAATAGCGAGTTTAACCGAAACTAAACAAACTGTCAAACGTACTGTTAGTGTCAGTATTGCTACGCAAGTCCCAACCTAATACGCTTAACAAGTTGTCAATCTTTTCGTCTACCAATGTTTGTTCCATAGCCTTGTCATCAAATGGCAATTCACAGAACCATTGAGGTAGTCTTAGTTCGTCAGTTGGATACGCAATACTTGTGAAGTTCAATGGATTAGTTTTGAGTTTACACACAATAACCTTCATACCATCAACAATCTTCATGCTGTAGTTGTCGTTGTTAACTTTACGTAGATAGTTGTAATTCAATGCACCACGAACGTGACCTGGCATATTTGCACGACCAGTTTTACTGTTGGCTTCTAGTTCTCCATACATAGTGAGTTTATTCACTGATTTGGGCGAGCCTTTAGTCCAACTGTCTTGCTTACTCAATTCTACCTTAAAGTTTTTGATATGTTCAATAACGTCTTCACGACCCTTACCACCAAGCACCATTTCAAGTACTTCCATTAAAAACGTTTGAACATACTTGGGCGTATCAGCACGTTTCAAGTCAAGACCCATAGCCTTGATATCACCCAACTTACCATTGACATCTTTACGCTCGCCTTCTTTATCAAAGATATTAATAGCATAGCGTTTCTTAGTGATGAACAGACTACGATCACCAATCAATTCACGACCTGCTTTGATGATCTCACCGTTCTTACGTGGCGCATGAAATGCACGTTCCATGAATGCTGGGAAAGTTGAATTGGTTTCATCAGCAATATTGTCATATAAACTAATGCACAACTCTTTATTCCAACTTAACTCACCTTTTTCAATTTGATCTTTCAACGATTCATAGGCACTGAAATAACAACTATCAGTATCACCATACACAATAGCATCACCTTCGTGTGTATATTGACCAGTGACAATCTCATTGATTTGGCTCATCATATGTTTAACAATCTGACGACCACTAAGTGTTACGCTTTGACCAATACGCTTGTCATAGAAACGGCAATGTTCATTCAACAATGCGCCATATGCAGAGTTAAGCAAAATTTTGCGAACCAGTTGTCGCTTATCCCAATACTCACGTTCTTCAGTAGTGGTTGCCTCTTTAAGTTTCTTCTGCATTACCTTACGATCATTATACCAACGTGTAAGCAGACCAGGAATCACACCCTCTTTCTCATACGTATAGATAGTACCGTTTGCGCTGATGATATATGGATTATGACTATCAAAAACCAATTTCCATATCTCTGCGGCACTCATCTCAACACTACGACCATCTTCATAATCTAGTGTAAGAATTGTACCACGCTCTTGTGCCATAATGGCAGTATACTCTAAACAACCAAACAAACCTTCCCAGAGAATACTTCCAGTAACTGCGTCATCGCCATCTTTGTGACGTTTCTTTTCCATTGCAAGGCGTAAGCCTTTTTCTTTCATGTACTGTTCTGTGAGGGTTTGTCTGACCTGAGCAACGATGGTTTCTGGCGCCATGTTGAGTGATCTAATTGCCGAGGGATAGAGTGAGTTAATATCCACTGCGCCCACCCATTCGTGGATTCCCCTTTTGGGAGTAGCAACAAAGGCACCTGCTGCCTGCTGACTTTCTTCTGCATGAATATCCTTTCGTTTTTTATCTGGGACAACCAATCCCCTTTCATGGGCTTCGTTCATGATTGCCATTTCAATCATTGCAACACTACCCATGACTGTTGGCAACAGCACAGTATTTTCATGTGCTAGTTGATTTGCCAATTCTAAAAACTTAAGTTTGTTGTGAATCTTCACCAACAACATAGTATCCTGACGATTGTATTCAATAAACTTTTTAAAGTCTTTGTTATACAATTGATCAAGTGTACCTTCATACTGAGTTTTGTTTTCACCAACTTCCATTTCACCAATGAAGTCTAGTTTATAACTGTGGCGACTTTCATAGTTATACTTCTTGTACAACTGCAAATAGTCCATATGAATACGACCAACTAAGTCGTAAGTTGTTTCTTCTTTACCAAAACGTTCATATGTTCTTGCTTTAGGCAATTGCCCCATTAAACAAAACTTACGTGTGTCGTCCTTGCTCATCACACGTGTAACACGATTTACCATGTAGGGAATATCGTACCCTTCAGAGTTCCAACCAGTTAATACATCTGCATCTTCAATTAGTTGAAAGAATATTTCAAACATTTCTACTTCACTAGTAAACAGAATACAGTTTTCAAACTCACTGGTAATCTGTGCGGCAGTTTCATTGCTCATGTGTCGCGGAGCAATTACTAGTGTTACTAGTTGATCTAACCAATCCAAATACATACTGATTGCAGTAACAGGATTGAATGGATCACTAGTGGGACTAAAACCACGTTCAGGATCAAAGTCTACTTCAATGTCAAAGAAACATGTGTGTAGTTTAGGTGCATCAACTTTAAGATAGTTCTCGCTTAGGCAACGAAACACTACGTTGATATCGCTTTCAAATAGTTTTTTACTGCTATGGATACGCTTTTCTTTTTCAAATTCACTACGCTTACGTGTACTAAATCTGCTTACAGGGTCTCCATAGAGTGAACGATACTTGCCCTTAGGGTCAGTATAATAAAGAACATAGTTAGTAGAATATTCTTTATATTCACGTTTACCCTGTGGGTTACGCTCTACCACATAAATGCGGTCAGCGTTATTGTCGTGGATAGCATCAATGTAAGACATATTCTTTTATTTTATCATAAATTTTGTCGGCAAGCAAGTTGTGACTGCGTATACCTGGGTGTTGATTGTCAATTGCTTTATCCAAAACACAATTAAAAGGCCTAACAGTATCAATGAAATTGGGAATTTCAATATGATCAGGCTTTGGATTTAAATGTAAATCATGTGACCAAAGAATGCTAAAAGACTTGATGTTTCTACGATCCAGTAAAAAATTAGTATGTTGCATAACCAAATAGTTTTTCATACTAAGATCATAATCATAATCAGCATTTTGAAAAGCCAAGTTTTTATCAAATTCTTTTACTGAAATTCTTTTAGTCTCGGTAGGTGATATATATTTAAACCCATCTAGTCTTACAAATAGTGACCAGCCTATGATACATAAATCGTCTGATTTAAAATCATAGTTTAATATATTATTAAAGATTTCTCTGTTACCGGCGCCACCCTCTGCTTGATTGTCTACACTATAGCCTAATTTTTTAGCCAACACATTGGGCCATGCAAACTTACTAGGAGTATGATTGCTAGGATGAGTATCGTGTAAATCCCAACCTCTGGTAAAACTACAGCCAAATGTTACCAATCTTGGCATGTATTAAAGTGTTTTACCTACGGTTTCGAGAATAGTATTAAGTTCTTCATTCTCTTTGTTTGTCTCACCGAGACGGGCCTTGTGTGCAACACGAATTGCTTTCTTAAGAATACTGGGCTTGATTTCCAATTCTTCTGCAATTGCCTTGACTGTATCAGCCAAACCCTCGTTTAGTGTTTCAACTTCATGCATAACTTGCATACCTTCGTTGATAAGTTGGGTAAGTTTAATTTTTGCTTCTGCGTTAAAAGTTCTATCCGACATTGTTACTCCTTATAATATAGTTATTATAACAGAATGCGTAGATAAGTCAACTACTTTGTGTACCGTTTATTGGAAAATGTGATGGTGCTTTTCACCATAAATCTTAATGAATTTGCCCGCAATCATATCTGCCATGGCTTCAACTGGGCTACCCGGGTAACTATCACCTGGCTTTAGCATACCAATTTCGTCTTGTCTAACATGAACCAATTCGTGGAATACAGTTCTTAATATGTCAACTAAGTTGCGATTTTTGGCGTATACCCAAATTGTGTCTTCACCTTGCACATGTGCTCCAGTGTGATGGTTATCCTGTGCGTCTTTGGTATCGTGACTTAATTCAATTTTTGGAACACGTTTTAAATGCAATCTATCAGCGGCCCAAGCAACAAATCTTTTTACTTCCTGCTCAATATCTAAATCTTTGCTTTCAGTAATATTCTTTTCATCTAGTTTATGCTTGATCCAAAGATCAGGAGTTTTCTTGTATTTTCTAACAAATAAATCATGCAAGGCTTTGGTAGTCATTTTATGCTTCTGTGATACTTGACGCATTAATGCATCAATGGTATCATAGTTATGCTTACGCAAACCAGGCAAACGTTGCGCTAGTTCACTGGCTGCTGACTCGGTTATAAATTCTTTTGCTTGCATTAATATATTTATCTTAACTTTTAGAACCAACCACCGTCGTTTAGGTTAAGAGTATACTTGTCATATCTACGCAATCTATTCATAAACTCTCTAGTTTTTTCAGTTTCTACACCCGTAATCTGTAGTGTTACACGTGGAGTATGTCCTGCGTTTGCTGTGCAATGTGGAACGTTCTGCCAATCAAATGTAGTCACATCACCTGCTTTCCAATGACTATGAATATAATTCCCATATCCCCAAAAATGACCCATTTCCCAATCATTTAAGTGAATCATAATACGATGTACTAAGTAGGGATGTTCAGGATTCCACTTCTGTAATTTGTCAATGTGTAGATTCCATACTTCACCTGGCATCTGCACATGGATACGATTCATACAATCATCTAATCCAAACAAATCACTCATCTTTTGTAACACAGGAGGTAATTCCCAATTCATATGAGTTATTGTCATTTTAGGATCCATGCCATAGCGTTCTAGATCATATTCTTCTGCGGCTAAATCTTGTGAAGGAATGTCATTTCCTTTTCCCTTATAGCCACGTGTTTCCCAAGTTGCAGGCTTAGCATTGGCAATAATGTCTGTTAATTCATTAGACCAATCACCTACTAGGTTACCTAACTTAGTTACTGTGTCATACTTTGGATCTATCTTTTTAGAATCAAAGTGATACTTACTTTTTGCTTTTGTCTCGTCCCAACTACTTTTCATAATACACCCACTGTTATGTCGTTTTTTCTATAGTCTTGGCGATACTTTTTAGTTCTTTTAATTCCTAATGCATCGCATAATTGTAAATTTGTGTTAACTAGTTTTACTCCTCTGTATCTATGAGTATACAGAGCATCACTAATATCTTTGTTTTGTAAATCGATTTGTTTGGCCATATGCCTCAAATCTTTATAATAACTGTTGTAACTAGGATATGTTATAGTAAACTGTCCACAACGTACCCACCAACCCAAGCAAGCATCATTAGGGCGATGCACAAGGACAATAGGGCAATCAGGCCAATTTTTTTTAAGATATCCAATATGATGTGCAAATACGTGGCTCTTGACAATTCTAACTCCTTCCCCTGTAAAGGGCCTGTCAAATTCTGCTTCACAATCCTCTTTGCTATATTTATTGAGTTCCCCGAAGAAGTCTCCGAACTCCATACCCGGATCAAAGTATGCACCCATGTGCATTAAGTCTCTTACGCCTGATGCGTCATGGTAGTAAGTTCTTTCATTACTGTAATCTGATCTATCAATGCTATCACTATAATAAATGTTTTTACAAACACTGCTCCATTTACTGCCAGGAGCACCTGCTACAAAAATATATTTCATTCTTCTATTACCTCTCTACCCCACATAAATTTATTCCATACGCGGTCATGTATAAAGAATGCTACAACATTGACACTAAACTGACAGATTAAAACTATTGTTGCTGTCTTGGCTGCATCATATCCTAGTTTTGCTAATTGATAAACGATAAAAGCAGTGATTAAACCACCTATGATTTTCCAACTAACACCCTTAACAAAACTTCGTTTTTTAGTTTCATAGAATTTCATTTTTGCTCCCTAAACGCTTTAGGCTCACAACCTTTTAACACTTGTTCATCGAGCCAATATTCTTCCACGTATTTTACGTATTTACTGTTTGCATCTTGGTCTATAAATTTCATAATGTTTGGATCATCCCACGCAACAGGGAAATCTAAAATACGTGCAACATATTTCAAGTAATGTTGTTTATGCAAAAAGAATGCCTCATGGTCTAAAAAGTGAACATTAAAATCACTAGTTAATAAGGTGTTGTAATAATAGTCTTGTGCGATAGGTAATGTTACTTGTTTTCTAACACGCAGTTGTTGTTCGCTATTAATATTCTTGTCTCTAACAATAATAGCAATAGTGACATCAATGCCCAAACTTTTTGCTTTATTGGCAACTCCAATGATATCAGGTACATATCTTACGCCATCGAAAAAGAATGGACAACTTACGTTTGCTAAATGAAAGTCTTTGTCTTTAAATTGATCAATAGTTAACTTATCTGAATTTACCCAATATTCAGCGAAGGGTTCTTGATCACTCGGTACCCAATATTTGTCAAGCAATTCTTCCCATCCACTTACATCCGGGTGTAAACTTAATAGTCTACTGAATAAATGATTACCTGATCCTTGGGGACCTGTAATAATCAAGAGTTTTTTAGTTTTACTAGTTCCAATGGCAGACATTTTTTAATCCATTCTTTATAATATAGTGAAATCGATGTTTCATTAAACCCTTTTAAATTTAATTGTTGGTATAATTCTTTTACACCATTAACTGTTTTCTCTTCACTAAAATAATTATTAGTGTCAAAGTAATACAGGTTTTTAAAATTTTCTTCTTTAATTAATTGTTTGCATTTAGTTTCCCATTTAGGGTCAAGAACTGAATGGTTATCCATACCTATTCGTAAATGTCTAAAATGTAATGTATTGGTAAAAAATATTATTTTGGCATTTTTCCAAATTTTAATTATGTTTGCAACATTGTATGACTTATGTGCAACAATAAAAAATTTTTCACTTCTATTTGATAATGTATTAACTATATCAAAATATTGTATAGGTTCTTTTTTTTCATACCAAGTTTCATGATGCCCTAGCAAAAGATCACATCCTAAATCTAAATCCATCCAGTTTTTTTGATTTTTATAATCTGCTTCATTAGATAATTTGATGAGTATATAATTGATTTTATCATCATGTGAAAAATTACCATTTAATTGTTTTTCTGCCAATGATTTATCTTGTAATACTGCATCATCACTAAGACCTAAACAGTTGATTAAAAATTTTCCACCTGCGTATCTAGGAAATGCAACTATAACAAAGTTGTCTGCATCAAAGTTCATCTTGTATATCGTTGTTGTCCAACGTAAGTTCTGATCTTTAATGGATTGACTTCATCGGTAGGACCTGTACCACTGTCAGGAGCAAACACATATAATACTACAGGTTCGTCTTCTGTGATAAAATTGTGTAATACGTTTCTTTGCATAAAAAATACTTCACCCTCATTTACGTCAAAGTATTCTTCGTTATCTAATTCGATTTTACCATTGCCTTTTAATATCATCCCAATTCTATGGCTTGGATGTGTATGCAATGTTTGGTACATGTTTGCAGGAAAGTGTACATAGTTAACTACTGGATCTCCTAAACGACCTGGATTAACAGCAGTTGTGTTTGTACCACCATCCATATAACTTAAGTTTCCTATACCCAAATCTTGCTGTACATAATATCTGCTTTCTTCTAAATGTAATCCTAAATATTCAATGATGACAGCAGATGATTGCGGCCCGCATCTAACAGTAAAATGATGATTAAAACAAAATGCCCCGTTAACTTTTTCAAACTTTACATTGTCTCCGATCAAGTCAGCATTACGTGTAAGTACATAATATGTACCGGGCGTTTTATCCATCTTTTTAGATTCATTACTTTCAACTTTGGTGAGTTTTAATGGCCATCTATCGCTTGTGTTAAAAACACCTTTAACATTTCGCATCATTTTATTTTACTCCAATCAATTGTTTAATTTCATTAGGCATCCACGGTGTCTTCATTCTTTCTGGGTGCCATACTATACCTGCTAATTTGCCATCGATAAATGATTCTATGTTTCCCGATTCATCTATACATAATGCTGTACCGCTATTATGTAATTTTTTAATTGCTAAGTTGTGATAACTATTCACATCTACTACATCACCATTGTACATTACAAAATGAGTAGTATCCATGTGATGTTCAACTTCTTCTACTACACCACCTAATAAATCAGTAATTAAAAATGCACCATGGCATACTCCAATCACTGGTTTATTACGTTGCATAACTTTAGTTGCTAACTTAATCTCAACTGTACGTCTTAGTGTGCTGTCATCACCACCTGTGATAATGAACGCATCCAAGTTGTCTGCTATACTATCAAAATCCTGATCTAATCTATTAGGCAAATAGAAAAGCGTATGATCGCTTAACAGGTTGTACCAACCATGTTCTATACAATCATACGCCCTCCCTTTATGAAATAGGATTCGTTGACTTAATCCTATTTTCAAATTACCATCCGTAAGCGGCTGAAACTAATTCTTTAGCAGCTGGAACTTCCATTGTGTTCTTGCAACTAATTTCGAATAAGTCTTTACGCATATTAGCAACTAACTTCTCAATACGAACTTGTGTTGCTTCGTCTGATACTAAAGTTTCTAATTTACGTGCGCCAATCTTGCTGTGGAAACCTTCGTCCTTAGCAATCTTAGCATATGCGCCACTGATGAATTCATCAGAAATGCATTCTGCCATTTGATTCCAAACGGCTTCAGCACGACCTTCAGCAACTAATTGATAGGCTGCTAATGCGGCTGCATCTGTTTCTGCTTCATACTTAGCAAGAAGACCAGCACCTTTTGCTGTTGGCTTTGCAGCCTCGGCAGCGATTGCGGCTTCAACGTCTAATTCTGAACCAGTGATGTGTTCAATAACTTCCTTAACTAAACGGAAGTGTACTGCTTCATCATGTGCTTGTTGAGTTAACAATTGTAACTCTACTGGGTCTGCGTTTGCAGGCATATCAGCAATTGCTTTGCTGATTTCTACCATGTTCATACGCTCGTTAACCATACGGCCAACGAAATGCTCAACTAACGCTTCTTGGCTAGGATTGCTGTCAAAGTAAGCCTTGACATTAATCTTTGATGCTTCGAAAAGTGCTTGGTTGTCTGCTACGATTTTCGCAACAAATTCTTTTGCTGAACTCATGAGTATTCTCCTTTTTATTGAATCATGCATGTATGTGATAAGTATTTAATGAAAATTCATATCACATGAAATATTTATCATTAAATAGAGGAAATTCCAATGAACAACAAAATTTATAAACTTGTAATGGAAAATTTGACAGAGGCGTTGAATTTACCTAAGTATGACGAAATTCGTAACCAATTGTGTAAAAACACAGTAGTTAATGCGTTACCATTGACACCTGCTAGACTTACAAAATTAAAAAATAAATTAGAAAACACACTTAGTGTACCTTTTAATATTGATGCTGGTACTGTAGAACAAATCGTTAATGACTTAGATATCAAGTATTCAGGAATGTTCTTTGGAGAAATTTGGAAACCGCAAACTGAAATATATGGTTATACAGGATGGCAACTAGTTGAAGAAGTCAATAGACTTAATCCTAGGGCTGTACTAGATGTTGGATGTGGATATAATCAATTTAAGGGCAGAATCAATAATCTTATTGGTATTGATCCATACAATAACTGCGCAGATTATATGGTTGATATTTTGGAATTTTCAGCAGTAGATGAAAGTTATGATGCTATTATTGCCCTTGGGTCAATTAATTTTAATAGCAAACAAGATATTGAAGCAAGAATTGCTAACTGTGTGAAAATGTTAGCGGCTAATGGAAAGATGTTCTTTAGAGTAAACCCAGGGATTCAACATGTGAAAGGTCCCTGGGTTGACGTTTTTGCTTGGTCTTTTGAAGTAGCACATGAATTCGCCAAGAAATTTAATTTATCGCTTGACGAATTCAAGAAAGATGCTAATAATAGACTATATTTCGTATATACGAAACTCTAATATTAGAAACTATGCTTTAAACCAACACCGATTACGTTGCTATCTTTATTTGTAGCAACTAGATCGTTACGATCACGGTAGTAAGTTGCTGTTAAAGCAGTCTTCTTGTTGAAAGCCATTTCTAAGCCTGCGCTTAAACGGTCTTGCTTTAAGTTTTCAGCCTTAAAGCCTTGACGACGGCGATATTCAACTGATGCTGATACTGGACCAAATACAGAGTGTGAAACTCCTAAATCTACACCGTAGAAATCAAAGTCCTTACCTGTTGTTTCGCTACGACCCAATTGCAAATTAGCGACTGGCTTGAATCCAGCGACTTCTGGTAATTGAGGACCGGCTTTAACTGCGAACAAATCGGCAACTGCACCTTCATGCTTAGGTTGAATTGATTCAACTTCTGCACCCAAATTGATCTTGCCTATAGAACCTGCTGCCTGAAAGTCGTATCCAGTTGGGCCTGAATTTGTTCCTGCACGATACTCACCAGATACTTCACCTGCGAGTGCCATTGTAGGAATCGCTACTGCCAATACTAACGCTGTTACTAAGTTTTTCATAATTTTCCTTTTTAAGTTAACGTGTTGTTTTTGAGACAACACTAATAATATTTAGCATGTCAAACATGACAATAAAATTAATAGTTATTGCATTACTTGTTTGCTAATGGGTTATCCAATGCCTTTTTGATTTTACTATCCAATTCTGCTTTCAACTCTTTCATTTGGGCTTGAGTTTCTTTAGTATTGGCTTTTAGTGTAGCATCAACATCAGTATGGATACTACGCATTTCGGTACGCATATCTCTTACTTGGGCATCAGTTTCACGTTGGCTTTGTTTAGCATTACGTTCAACATCATCAACAACAGTATCCAAACGACGGATATCGTTTTTCAAATCTGTCTTGATTTCTGAAGTATAGTCAGTAGCCTGTTGGCTATTCTTTTCTAGTACTGCTAAACGCTTGTCAAATTCTGACAAGTCTGGTGCAACGTAATGGTCAATTTTGTATCTCATACTTTGATAGTCTTTATACACTTCAAAGCAACCATAAAGTCCACCTAGTATTGAAGATGCAATTGTGAATGCAACCATTAGTTTTGCTGGTGTAAATTCATACCCACCAATGCTAATAACTGTATCTTTACTCGCATACTTCTTTACTGCGTCTTCTACTTGGTCGATTTTTTCATCAACACTTTTAATTTCTTCTGTCATTGTTTACTCTCCTTGTATTGTAGTTCGACCATTTTTTCAAATAAACTGTCTGAACTTAACTTCCTTAACGCTCTGCTATTATCAACCGTAGATTGATTTCTATAAATTTCTTTTGGCGCATAGAATGCCGCATCCTTTAATGTGAAGTTTAAGTAACTTCCATAGTTAGTAGGGGCAATTGCCATTTTAGCAAGTTCTACTTTACCTGCTAATTCATTCTGTTCTACTTTCTGATTAACAGCAGGTTGATTATTTGCTGTTTCAGTTTTGGTATTTGTATCTATTGTTGGTGCTTTATTTATTGCCTCAGCAATAGGACTTGTTCTACTCAATAGATTAACATTGTTATTATTGATTGTTTCTACTGTTGTACCAAAAGTAGTGTTTGGTGTTAGTGAATATAATGAAGATTGTTGAACACTTGCTACCATTGTAGATTGCTGTTGAGGTGTTTGAATCGCAACAGCACCTGCATTTTGATTTTGCTGTAAACTATTTTGCACAGTAGGTGTATTATTAGTTGGTAACGTTGAAGTACTAGTTGCTACAGTTTGAGTTTGTTGAACATTAGCAACTGGATTACTTGCTTGAATGTTTGTATTGGTATTTGTTGCATTACTTGTAGATGTAACTTGTGTAGTTGTAGGAGCAAACACACTAGTAGTTTGTGTAGTTTGAGTAACATTTGTACTTACTATGTTATTTTGATTAGTTGTAGAAGTTCTAGTGCTACTTGAACTTGCTAATGCTTGTGATGCGCTTAATACTGATTGAGTTGAACTAGTAACACCTGTTTGAATACTCATTTGTGAGTTACTATTATAACTTGAAGTACTTGAAGAACCACTAGCAACTGAAGTGGTAGCAACAGCGTTTGCAGTTGATACTGATTGGGCAGAACTTGCGGCAACTGAATTATTAACAGCACTTACAACATTTAGTGCAGTTTGTTGTGCAGTTGCACTTGCTTGATTTGCTTGCGCAATTGACGCTTGTACAGTGGTAGTTTCAATTTGTTTTTGTTGTTCTTGGTTTTTAGCAATTGTACTTAATGCTGTAGACAAATTACTTGGACCACCTGCTTTTGGTGCAGATTGTTGAGGCTGTCCTGCTTGCGCAACTGGTTGTGTGCCAGCACTAGGTGCTCCTGGTTGATTTGCAGCCTGTTGTGGTGCGGCTGGTAAATTTGCTTTGGGATCACTTGTTTGCACAACTTGAACTTGACCTGCAGGTTGTGCTTGTTGTTGCCCAGAGTTCTGTGCTTGTTGCTGTTGTTGTTGAGGAGCAGGTTGTGATTGTGTTGCAGGTGCCGCTGCCTGTTGAGTTGGATCACTTTGTTGCTGTTGTGGTTGAGGAGCAGGTTGTGGTGCAGGATTTGCCGGTGCGGGAGCAGGCTGTGCAGCCTGCTGTGCTTGATTTGCCACAGTCTGTGCTGTGTTAGCATTACTATTACCTGATGATGTAGATGATGATGAAATAGAATTTAATGCTAATTGTTGAGCATACGCGGCTGCATAACCAGGACAACTTGTACTAGATAATGGATTTGATACACATGGATCAGGTTTATATAATGCAGTAGCAAACATATTTTGAACTGCCGCATTACCTGAGGTCAATGCGCCCATAGTAAATGTACCTAATGATGTTGAATTTGTTGTGCTGGGAAGTAAAAATTGATATGACACATTTGCCGCAGTATTCGGTGTTGACCAATTTTGTCCTGCTAGATAAATTTGATTATTAGAACTATCTGTTAATCGTACTTTTACCTGTGCAGATGGATTAGTTGTCATATACCAACTGCAAGAACCATCTTGGTTAGTAGCAGTACATCCATATGTGCCGTTGCCTAAACTATAATTGTAACCATAATTAAATCCGTAAACTTCAACACCTGAACCACTATTTTTAAGTGCAGTATTAACTGCAAAACTATTGTATCCTACAGCATCACCGCTAACTACTAGATTTGGATTTGGTAATAAGTTATCACTGGTAACAATCTTACTAAAACCTGAACAACTAGGACTATATGCAGGATTAGTAGTACAAGGGTTTACACTATACAATAAACTAAAATCATTAACGTGAACTCTAGGGCCCCAATAACCAGCCCACCAGTTTTGATCATGACCTGTAAAACTTACTGTAATTGAAGACACTTGAGATAGTTGATATTGATTAGAAAACATTTGCGTACCGTTAAATGTTTGAAAGTTTCCACCTGTGTTTACACCACTATAATCATAGTTGTAACTTTCTAATGAATACCCATTTGGATTATTTAAACTAACATTGCCGGTTAGTGTGCCTCTGTTACCACTACCATTGTTCAAGTCGTTGTTGATACCCCATGAATAACTATATCCTGATAGTTGTATACCTGTACCTGCTTTAGATAGTGCTTGATTGATTGCAACTGTTTGACTTACTGTTTGATTGTTATAACCAAAAATGATATTGCCAGTATTGGGATTATACGCAGGAGTCCAACCACCGCTAAGACCACCTGCTTGTCCTGTTACAGTATTATCCCATGGTAATCCACCACCTAGGTTTAGCACATTACCTGAACTTGCTACAGTACCAGCAGTATCTACTTGACCACTGGTACTATTTACACTAACAGTTTGTGCGTTAGAAAAGTTTGAAGACAAGAGCACCAAGCAAAGCGCCAATGCCCACTTTTTCATATGTGTCATCTCTCTTTTCCTTTTCTACTTTTGGTAGTTTTTCTGGATGTGTTTCCCACTCGTCTTTGGCTTGATCACCAATTTTACCTTCGTATGGGCAAGGGGTGCCTGCTGCCATCATAGCGTCAAATACACGACGGTCTTGACACATTGTAGCAACAGCGGCTACTTTCATGCCCATGTCATAAAGTGTTTTAGAGATTTTTAATCTTTCGCAATTCATGTCACGGTTAGTACCACCACTAGCAACGCCAAAGATTTGTGTTTGTACTGAACCACTAGTACCTGTTGTACATAGATCAGGGTTACCACCACTTAACATTGCAGGAGCAACTGCTGTTGGTGGAGGCTGAATAACTTTTTCAGTAATGTTACTGTTATTGTTATTGTTATTTGTCATACTACCACTTTGAATGTTTTGGTTGACGTTGTTGCTAGTACTATTATTGTTGTTATTGTTAGTATTAGTGTTTTGACTTGTTACCGCAGATGTATTTTGGTTAATGTTAGTCATTGTACCAGTGTTAATATTTTGGTTAACATTGTTACTGGTGCTTACATTATTATTGTTATTGGTGTTGGTTGCTGTACTCGTACTAGTATTGACGTTATTATTTTGATTAACGTTGTTGCTAGTTGTGACATTATTGTTATTATATGTCATTGTACCGCTGTTAATATTGTTGTTTGTATTAACATTGTTACTTGTGCTTACATTGTTATTATTGTAAGTCATTGTACCACTGTTAATATTGTTATTTGTATTAACGTTAGTGCTTGATGAAGTACTTGCATTATTATTGTTATATGTCATAGTACCACTGTTAATATTATTATTTGTATTAACGTTTGTACTAGTTGAAGTTGACGCATTAACGTTGTTGTTATTATATGTCATAGTACCAGTATTAACATTGTTGTTTGTATTAACACTAGTGCTTGATGAAGTTGATGTATTAACGTTATTATTGTTGTTGGTCATTGTACCTGTATTAACGTTGTTGTTATTATAGGTCATTGTACCACTATTGACGTTGTTATTGTTATACGTCATAGTACCATTGTTGGTATTCTGATTGATGTTAGTTACAGTACCACTTTGAATATTGTTGTTTGTATTAACTGAAGTGCTAGTACTGGTGCTAACGTTATTATTGTTATTTGTAGCCGTAGCAGTTGAGTTACTGTTACTATTAACAGTTGAAGTACTTGTGCTATTACTGTTGCTGTTTGTATTGCTATTTGTAAAAACAGCACTAGTACTGTTGCTTGTGCTATTAGTATCAACCAGTGAACTTGAACTATATCCACCTTGATTGATTAATGTATTATTATTTGTAATGGTTCCACTGCTGTTTGCAGAAGATGTTCCCGTAGTACTGGTAGATTGTGCTAGGGCATTGACTGACAATGCGGCCATAAGGACTGATGTACCAATTGCTTTTAGTATTCTTTTCATATTTTCACCTTTATTATTATTGTTGTAAGTACAATATGAGTATGTATTTAATACAACCGGCAAGCGAAATATATGTATACAATAAGTTGGTAGGTGCTCACTTTGACAAATAGAGTAGCGAATTCTATTTGTTCACGCAGTAGCCGCGTACTCGGTCCTAAGGCTGAGTTCTTTTAACCTAGCATCATTGCTAGTTGTGTAACACCAAACACTAATGCCGCTCTCATTTCATCGTCTGAGGCTTCTTGGTTTAGTTTATCTACGTTGATTAAATCGGCTAATATTTCTTTAGCCTCACTTGGACTTAACTGTCCTTGTTGAACAGCCTGTCCTACTTGCAATGCATATTGGGCACGTTGTTGTGCCCATGGTGCGTTAACTGTTGCTAGTTGTTCTAATTGTTGTTGCATGTTACCATCTCCCTTGCACAGTATGTGCAATTGTATCGGCTTCTTGTATTAAGATTTTTTTCTTTAGATCACAATACAATGGACTTACTGGTCCCTGTTTCAATCTATCATTGAATTCAGTTGTTGTGTCTTTTAGTGTTTCTACAAGGTGTAGTACGTCTTTTGTGTTCTTGCTTTCGCTGTATAATTCAAACCATTGAACTTCAGCATAGATGTTTTTTAACTGACTAGAAACATCTTGTGAACAATCAAAATTTTGTGTGCTTTGACGAAGGTCTGTAACAATTTTGCTTTGATTAGGATCCCAACGACTTGGAATCATATCTGTGAGTTTACCTACTTGTGCGCAGCCTGTTAGTGATATTAAAACTAGTAATGCAGTAAGTTTTTTCATTGAGACTCCTATACTGGGCTGTATGGGTTCCTGGGACGATCTGTGCCATCGTCCTCAGGATACACCGGATATTGATTATCAATCGTTACTTGCATTTGCGCCGCATTTGGCACGTTTTGCATTTGTAAGAGCACCGAAGTCAACAGGCCATTCTTTGCCAGGTTGCAATTCAATTGCACCTTGTGGGAATGCATATTGAACACCTGCTTGCTGTTCAATCTGTTGTACTGGAACACGGAACTTAGTTAAATCATTACCTAAGTTAGGATATGGTGCAACGTGTGGGAATGCCCAACCTGCAATCTCTTTAGTTTGATTGTTGATAACAATCTTATAGAAAGCATGAGGAACAACTACGCCCTTACCAATTGTCTTGTCGCCGGGGCCATAGATACCACCAACATAAACTGTGTAACTTTGATTGCGCTGTACTGCCCAACCACGTACACTAGTTTCTAACAACTTCCAAATACCGCGATTTAATGAGCCTGCTTGTGGACTCATGTTAGTCATTAAAAAGGATTCAAATTCAACTTGAGTGTCCCATGATAAGTCTCCATCTGGAGCCATGTGCCCTTTGTCGTATCCTGTACCAGCGTAATCGCCGGGAGTGGCTCCATTTGGTACAAATTGATTAGTAGCAAAAGCATTTGTGCGAGCAACACAGCCAATAGCGTTTTGTGGAAGTAGTTCATAAGTTACAAATTTAGGAAGTTTTGCAGCCGCATCGTAACCAACTAGATACGCTTGCTGACACAATGGTTGTACACCTTGTGCATTAGGAAAGCCATATGGGGCATGTGCTTGACATTGCTGTACTGGGAATGGCTGACGCTGATTCCAAGCAAAACTAGGTGTACTATAGATTAGTCCTGATAGGACTAATGATAACATTAAAATAATTTTTTTCATTGGTAAATACTCTTTGGTGCTGTTTCGCCGCGGAAATGTTTTAGAATCATGTCAAAGTTTTCTTTGCTTTGACCTGCTACGTCTTGCATTTTTTCGCGGTCCATGGGTTTAAGGGTTACGTATTTTTCTACAAACTTAACGATATCACTAAGAGGAATTTTTGTCTTAGTGCCATCTTTAAATGTGATAGGATAATTGCCCTGTACATCTATTGCTTTTTTCATTTGCATTAGAATATGAGGAATTTTGTCTGAATCAGGATCACTAGGAACACTAGGAACATCGTCCTCATCCCATTCATCGTGCTTGCTTTCAAAAAGTTCATTAATTTTCATAATAGTTTCCCTGATTCAAATAGTATTTATCATATTATTTATTTTATTCGTCCCACCAAAGCATAGTTAAAACATCACGATTTACGTCATATGGTGCTCCAGAATTAATAAATTCATGACCAAATAATTGATTGTGTCCTAAAATTAAGTTTGGTTCTAAATCAGTTTTAAATCCCAATCCCCAATGTCCGGGACTGTTTGGATAAACACTTACTATAAATTTATCATATTGTTCTTGAGGAAGAACAGGATTTATCATATAAACTGTAAGTAATCTTTTAAGTTCGGGGATTTCTTCTACGTTATAATCTTTATGCCAGGGCATAGATTCATTGTTACGATAAAAACGTACTCCGTGTAATCTAGGGTTTACTGCTCCCTCTTGTATTAGACGTTGTTTAGTTGTTTTAAATAATTGAATAAAATATTCATTAAAGATGGGAGATAATGCATCTAAATCAGTGGCGCGATTACGAACCCAACCTTCTGAGCCTTCATCAACATATTCTATAGTTTCATCAGCATTTACAAAAATATTTTTTCTAGTCACATATGATTCTTTAGTTTGTAACAAAGAATCAAACAAATCTTGTGGTAGAAAATTCTTTTGTAAAAAATTTGTATAATCTTTTCGGTTCATGATTACTCTACAGTAAACAACGGTCCCTTGATTATATCAGTGCCGGCTTGATTTGTCAAGTGTTTATTTAAGTTTTTTACAAAATCAGGTGTCATATCTCTGTTACGATATCCTCCCTTAGGGAAGATATGAACTTCAACAGGTTTATCACCATCGACATGTTGAATAGCCATCATACGATTTCTACCTTCATGTCCTTTGACTTTAGCAGGTTCGCTGAAATCTCCATTGTCCCAATTCATTGGAATAGATATATCTAAAAAGGGCGCCCCTAATGAACCACCACCTTCTAAATGTTTGATAATTTTGTTCACACTAACAGGAGCATTTAATGGTAATGCTAGTTTTAAAAATGTGCTAGGTTTCATTAATACACGTAAGCCAAAGTAATCAACGTCTTGATTATAAGGTACTGCACCCCAACCTTCTTTATTGTCTACTTTGTACTCGTCAACAATTTCACTGGGTTTCATTATGCACGTTGTTTCTTAAGTGTTGCTTTTAACATCCAAGCCTTCTGTGAATAAAGGTCTTGTAACTCTGCCATGTAATTTGCAATGCCTTGTTGATTTTCTTGCGTAGCAACATTAAAAATTTCTACAACTAACGCAATCATTTTTTCACAGTCTGCTAATAGTTCTGCTAACATTAACTCAGCACGTGGAATTTTATATTGTTCTTCAATGATAGTTAGTTCAAGCATACGACCTAAACTACCTGGGCTATAACTATCTAATGTTCTAATGTATTCAGCAATAACATCTATTGTTTCATAAGTTTCTTCATACATTTTTTTCAAAAACTTATGATACTGTGGGAAATCAGGGCCTTCAATATTCCAGTGAAATCCATGTGTTTTTGTATAAACTACAAATGTACTACCTAATAAAACTTTTAATTGATCTGCTAACATTATTTTTTGCCTTCATATGTCATTGCTGTAATACGTCTTGCGCCCTTACGCTTGAAAGGATCAAACTCTTGTTCGTATGTTGTTGGGCCACCTACCATTGCACCACCACCTGCACCTGCTGAACCTACACTAGTTCCTGTACTATCAGTCTCTTTAAGACCTTTCATAATAGAACTTTCTTTTTTCATTTTTGTGCCGGCACTTTTTGCTCTATATGTTCTCCAACCACCCGGTTGTGTTCCAATTGGGCCTGATGTATCTGGCTCTTCTTTTAATTTGCTTTCTTTAAACGTGCCTGCCATTTTAGGTGTATAGTGTGTTCCGTTATCGAAACTATCCATTTCATTAAATGTACCTGCACTCTTTGGAGTAAACTTACGATATGATTGTCCTGTGTGACCTTGACCCATACCACCGCCATATGCTGTATCTTCGTCAATACCTTCTTCATCACGATATTGCTGTTGTTCCATAGCCTCTTTGAATACTTCATCAAGACCATATACGGCGCTTTCTAATTGATTTTTTGCTTCACGCACATCATCAATAGCCCAATTAAGTTGTTTCATATCGATGCCTGTTTTTTCTGCAAGCATTTGAATTTCTACAATGATTTGTGTTGCAGTGTCATCATACTTAATTTGTTTTGTAATTTCTAAGGCTCGTCTATATGCTGATTCTAAATCGACATCACCAACAGCCTCATTCTTTGGCTTTTGATGATGCTTTTTCATATTGATAGCAATAGCAGCCTGTTGTGCTGGATTAGCGGCTTCATTTGATTTCTTTTTAGTGGCAACATTGTGTGCTGGGCCATGACGTTCTGGATTAGGATCCTCTCTGCGTTTTCTGGCAGCGGCACTTGCACGACCTTTTTTACCTAATGCATGTGCTTTACTTTGTGGCAAACATTTTGGCTTACCTTCACTATCACTACCTCTAGCACAGTCACCGCGAATCTTTCCATCGGGGCCAAATCGTACCCACTTTTCTTTGAACCATTGGTGTAAGTTTTCATCAACTTGCTCGATACCTTCTAGTATAGAACTTTCATTTTTCTTTCCACCATTGCCCCAGTTACTAGCACCAGCTTTGCGGCACTTAACTAATGCACCACTTGCATATGCACTGGGCCATACTTTATAACGGCTCTTGACTTTGTAGTAGCAGGCATCTTTCTTTTCGTTAATCATATCTTCACTGACTAACTCACCACCGCAATGTGGGCATTTTTCTTCCGCCACACCTTGTCCTTCCTGTAATCCCGGAATAGGATGTAATCCTTTTGGAATTTGACCAGTCCAATGTTGTGATCCTGGTTTTGCTGGCAAATCTCGTATGGCATTATCTTCTGCTAAATCACATAGTTTAGTATGATGCAAGAATATAGTGCTACCGCAATCGTAACAAGGATAGTTATCGGTTGGATCTTCTCCGTCATCGCCCATCGAGAACTCATTCAAAGAGCCTTCCGCCATATCTTGCTTTACATTATTTTTTGATCCAAATTCTACTTTTAGTTTAGCATTTTTCCAAATTGGGTCGTTTGGCTGAACTCTTTGTTGCATCAAGTATATAGTGGATATACGATGTGCCCCGTCCTGTAGTTTGCCATCTAAGACTATTATAGGAGGCCAGTTTTTGTAGGAATCAGGTCGTGTGACTAATTCTTTTGCATATTGAATTACTCTTTTAGTTACTCCCCAAGTAAAGTCTTTTTTGTCACGATCATCAACAACATTGTTATAGTATGGTATGCCTGATACTGAATCGAATATCTCGTCTAGCGTTAGATATTTTGTTACAACTTTGGTAGGATCAATCCAAGATATAGGTTTGCCAGATGATTTACCAGGTTGAGGAACGCCTTCCGCCACTCCTTGCTCTTCGATCTTTCTAGCAACTATGCCCCTTTGCTTTACCAACTTTTCATCGTCCCAGCGTACAGGATCAATGATTGGATACAAGTATTTTGTACCATTGCTATCTATATCAAACCTACTACCTTTTGGAACTAGATGCTTTTTTCTAAGTTTGTTAAACTTTTCTTCATCTGCTACTATGGGTTCGCCTATTGTTGCTTGACCAATTGCAACTGCGGGTCCACTACCGGTTCTAATAATGCCAACTGTTTTCCCAACATATGGGTTGAGGCTATCAGTGTTTCTGGATTCATATTTCTTTTTACCATCAACAATTAGATCAGCATAGTCAATATCACCGTCGCTTCGCACATTAATCCCAATGGGTGGAATACTATTATTTTCACTTTCCGCTACACCTTGCTCTTTAATGTTTAGTTGCTTTTTAGTGTATGCCACTGAGTTATCCAATGCGGCTAAACCTTTTTCTTCAGAGTTCTTGCTCAACCCAGTATCATAAAGTTCATCACCGTTATAGATACGAACCTGCCAACCCATTCCAGTATTGACCAAATCGTGTCTGAAGTTTCCTACCTTGACTGATTTGACTACATTCATGCCCGAGCCTTCCGCCACACCTTGTTCCCAGACATTTTGTTTAGGACGGTGTTTTGCCCAAAATCCAGCACCTGCATCTGTTTGTCGGCAACTGCGGCGTATTTTATAACCTTTGCTTTTTACATAGTCGTACATGGTAGCGGCAATGCCTTGACCTTGATAGCGTTCGTCTACTTCTAAATCCTGCGGTAGTAAATATTCTCCGTCTTCCACAAAAATCACATGGCCCAGTTCACGACCATTTGCCATGGCTCGCACCATGATTTCGTCACCTTCTAGGTCCATGTCAATGTCTATGCCGTTGAAGTTCTCGGAGCCTTCCGCCACACCTTGCTCACCACGTGCAATTAATTTTTTAAGACTACCGATTTGTTGTGCGATATCGTGGTTTTTACTCCACACACTATGATCATCACTGTATTGATAATTCTTATCAAACACACGTTCTAGTTGTGCTAGTTTTTCTTTAGCATTGGCAATTTCTTCTGGACTTGGAGCAGCCGGCGCCGGCGCATTGGCCTGATCCTTAGCACGTTGTGCCAACATTGCGTCACGCTCTGCTTTTTGTTGTTCAATACTGCCACGCGGCTTAACATTGTAACCTTTAGACTTCATTAACTCAATAAAGTCATCTTGCAGACTTTCATTAATGGTTATACCTTTTAATATTGAACTCATGATTATTTCTTCTTATTCTTGTTATCTAACATGCCACGTTTGTTAGCAGTAGCCCATGCAATGCTCTCAGCATCTTTCTTTGACTTGCCAGCTTTTTCTTCTGACTTTTCAACATGTTTAACAAAACGGTCAACTTTTTTACCTTCAAAAGCAACGCCACCTGCAATTGTACCACCTGTGCTTGGTGCTCGTACTTCTTCTAGGTCACCATCACCTTGCATTTCACCCTTGCTCACTAAATATTGCATTACACTAGTCATCATGGCTTTAACAGCGCCAATTTTTTCACTTACCCATTCAGGGAATTCATCCTTAGTCTGTAAGTGTTTATCTAATTTCATTGCCGAACGTGCAATAGTGTGTAGACTATTCTTTAATGTTTCACCTTCGTGTTCTGCACGATCAGGATCATGTTTAATAAATCCTGTTTTTTGTGAACGACCTTGGCCTGGAACAAGAATGATATCACTTTCAATAACTTCTTCTTCAGTTAGGCTTTTATTCATTTCAGCCTTAGACATTTTATATTTCTTTTTAAATTCAGCATCCTTCATGTTCTTTAGATCGTAATCTAATTCTTTCATCTTACCTTCGATAAGACTATTCATGTAAGGGCCTTTTTTCTTGGCCTTGATTGCTTTTGCTACAGGTTCAAGCCCATCAACTTTAGTTGATTCACGCTTTTTTACTTCACCAATTGGCATTGCCACGGTGCTAATTGATCCTGCTGTTGTTGATTCAAAGATGTCGTTGATTTTCATAGTGAGAATTCCAATAATATACTATATTTATCAATAAAATTAATTTGGAACATAATAAAAAAGCCCCAGTTACGGGGCTTTTCCATGCATGACTACTAGAGTATCAAGTAGTTGGTAATGTAACGTTTCCGTTACTATCTGGTTGAAGAGTCTGAGCGGCCTGTGCTTCTTGGGCCTTCTTTGCCTCAACATACATTGGGCCAATGTTGTCCATCAAGTGTTGTTGATTTTCTTGACAGAATACATATGAACCACTGTGACGCAATAATACACGCTTGTCAACCCAAATACGACCGCCTAGATCACGCCAGTTTTCACAGAATGTCCAGTCTTCACTGTAGTAACGATTCTGACGAACTGCTGTGTCAAAGTATGTCTTCAAGTATTGATCGTACTTTGGATCAAGTCCAATGTCGTTCTTATACTGCTTAACTGCTGGGTGACTATTTAACTTACCAAATACGTGCTTCTTCATTAACAAGAAACCAGTACCTGCTTTGCTTACTTCTTGCAATCCATCTGGACCTTCTTCCGCGCCATCAAAGCCGTTAACGACCCATTTGATAGGCATAGTCTTCATTGGATACAATCCAGCGATAACGTCTACGTCACGGTTCAATAGAACTAATAAGTGCCATGGCTCCCAACCAATGTCAGCGTCTACGAAAAACAAGTGAGTAGCATCGGGCATGTCTAAGAACTTAGCAGTAAGTGTGTTACGTGCGCGGCTAATAAGTGATTCATTAACCATTGTTTCTAATGTCCAGTCAATACCCAATTGACGGGCTGTGTTAGCCCACTTAATGAAACTCATGAATGTTGATTCAGTTAACATACCACCATAGCAGGGCATAGCAATATGCACCTTAGTAGTACGTAAGAAATCTACGTTAACTTGAATTTGTCCTTGTTGAGGCGTTGCCTCAGTTGTTGCAGGCTTCTGCGCTGCCTGTTCTGCAATCTCCTGAACCTTTTCTACGGGAACAGTCTTTGCTTCCTTAGTTGCGCCAGTTGCCTTAGTTTTCTTTGTAGCCATGTAGTCCTCTCTGTTGTACAAGTACTATTATTTACTTGGTGAGAGGGGTGTGAAATTATTTTTCTTCTAAATAATCCACTGATTCGGTAACATCAGAATGCTTTTTGATCCAATTATCTGGGATCATATGATGTTTCTTTACAAAATCATTGTGTAGTTTGTCACCTGTTAAGTTGTGTTCTTTACAAATCAATTGCATCATTTTATCTATTTTGTCATAGTCTAATTTGATACCACGATCTTTGGCTTTTACTAATGCCTTTTCTAGTGTCTCGACGGCACCGGGCTTTTCTTTGCCTGTAACATGCATGGGTTTCATCTTACCCTTAGCCACATCTTCATAAGCATAATGTTGTTGTCTACGCATAGTATTGACTTGCTTATTCACTGCTTGAGATTGAGGTGTTGCTTGTTGTTTATTAATTTCTGCCTGATCTGCTTTTTGTTGTTGTTTGTATTGTACATCACTACTAGTTTCAAATTTTAAAAGATTGGCAACTTTACCAACTAAACTAAATCCAAATTTATTTTTAAAATAATTTTCTGCTTTTGATAGACCTTTTTCTTCTGGAATATCTGCTAAACTATCTAATGTTTTGTCAATTATTTTTTGTGCAACTGGAGAATCTGATATAGCATCGGCAATAGGACCAGTTACACTACCAGTACCTAATGTTTTTAATTGTTTTCCTAATATGTTGCCAATGTCTGCAAATTGATCTTTAATGAATTTTAATTGATCAGGAGTTGCTTTGCCTGCGTACATCAATGGTAATAATTTAACCATTTGCGCACTTTCTTTTGCTTCCTGACCATAAACTGCTATTGCCTTTTGTAGATAATCATTGATAGCATTTGGAATATAGGCTGCGGCATCAGTAATAGCATCTAATGAAACTTCTTCTTTTACTTCTACGTTCCAAAAGATTTCATCTTTACCTGCATTACGTAAGTCAGCATATTTGTGTTTTACTAAATTAATAAATTTGTCAATATGTTCTCCGGGAACATCTTTACCAATCAAATATGTTTTGTTACCATGTCTAGGCTTGTAATAAACATTAGTTGTTTTAGGCTTATCTAGTACTTTAGTTTTGTATTCTGATAATTGTTCTTGTTCGTATGTACCTGGCATTGGGATACCAAATCCTTCTTTCATACCTTGTTTAATATATCTAGTATCATATACAAAGAATATACCATCATTTTCAGTGTATTTCCAGTTAGGCATAGTTTGTAGAATTTTTTTAACTAATGCACTGTACAAACGTCTACGACTAGGCTCTGCTGCTTGAAACATTAAGAAAGTTGGTTTATATTTTTTAACGTACTGGTTAAGACCATTGTATACTATAGCAAGTACTTCAGCGGCTGCACCAGTACCCTCAATTCCTTGTTTACCGTATCCAGCGCCTGGTTTAGATTCTTGGAAAAATTCTACAAATCTACCACGTTCTGCCACTTCATTTGGTATTTCTTCAGGTACAGAATCTTGTATTTCATCTGGTGACATATAAAGAGCAGTGATAGATAGATTATACGGAAGACCATTACTTGCCACAAAGTTTAATTGAACCAAGTCTTCAGTTTGTTCTGACCATGTAGCTTTGTTGGTTTTATTAGGTTTAGTATTTAATACTTCATTAACTTGTCCACCCATGACCTGATCTAGCATACCAACAATGTTAGCCGCAAGTTTAGGATTCTTCTGAGCAGCCGGATACAAACTCATTACCATTGCTGTTTTGCGTTTGTCATTTAGTCTAGGCCATAATTCACGAATCTCACTAGCACTTGTAATGCCGGGGCCAAATTCTATAGTTGGTAAATATGCAATGTATGCATGTTTGCTGAATGGTTGTAGGTCCTTGCCGGTATATGGTTGGAAGTAAGCTGGACTGCCATCTTTCTTTGTACCACCTGGTTTAGGTTGTTCTGTTTTATCTTTTTCGCTACGCACAAAGATTAATACATCTTCATTAGGATCGTAGTTTTTTGTTATCTCTTCTGCTTTGAATGGACTTTTAACTTGAACAAAATGGCCAGGAGCAACGCCTGCTACCTTTGCTAGTTTTTCTTTAATTGCAAAGGGGAAAGGTCTTTTCTTTTGATCATTAGTTGCGGCTACGTATACATCAGCATCGGGAAATGCTTCTAATGCTGATTGATATAGGCTGGCATGCCCTGCATGAAAGGGGTGAAAGCCACCGGGCATTACAACTATTTGTTTCATATTAGTAACTTAATTTAACGTAATTTACAACTCCACCTTGGAAGTCTTCAATCAATGCTCGCATGTATACAAAGGTACCGTCAACGTTAGTGAAGGCGCTTGCATTACTTGCGATATAACTATTAGAGCCAGATGGGGCATTTGCATTAGCATCAACTTCAAAGACATTAAACCAATCGCCATCTGCTGGCGTAGTTGCTAGTGTGGCTTGAATAATGATATTGCCAGTAACTTCTGCATTTTTATAGTTAACTGTTTGCAAGTCTTGATTGCCTAAATAGAATGCAGCCGCTGGTTGCTCATCACCCACAACGTTGTAAGGTGCACCATTACCGTACATATTATTATATGCAGTCTCGGGGAGAAGGATAAGTGTTACACCTTGTGCCATTATGCCTTCTCCACTTCAACTACAACACCGTCACCTGCAAGTTCTTGTGCGACTTGTTCTAGTGCGGTTTGGATGTCAGGGGTCGCTATACTATTGGTATTGTCTTCGTTATCTTTAACAATTCTGCTAAATTTAACAACTACAACTTCTTCTACGATCTTGGCCATAAATACTCCATTTTATTAGAGTATTTATCTTATCCTTGACGCTTTTCTAATTTGAAGGTCTTACCTGCTAGGCCCGGAAACATCAAATGTACTAGCAAAACTGTGCTTTCTTCGTTGTATTCTAAGTACATTCCACGATGGGGTATAGGATAGCGCCAACTGATTGTTCCCGAATACTTTTTGAGATTTTCTACTAGAGCATCACATGGTGTAACTGAAGGATGTGTAGTGATAAATTTATAGAATTCATCCCTAAAATTGTCCGGCATTTTTTTGCTACGCAAGTATACACGATACTTAAATTTTGGTTCTTTAGCAAAAAGCATTACCCCGGGGGTAAATGAACCCACTCTGTAAAATTTAACCTTTTTTGGAGCCAAATCATAATAATAGTTAAGCAAATCTATCTCATTGGTATAGATACTCATTGAGTTATACTCAAGCCTAATAATTACGTTTTGGTTAGACCTATTTTGATTTCTAAAGTTGATCAACTTTTCTATTAAGTCACTATCAACTTTATTCAAATCAATATGTCTGCTCCAAGAATTGCGTTCTTTACTGGCTTTTATGATTTTCTCATTAAAATCTTCAATACTATTTGCATAGTATATAAAATTTAAATAATCGGTTTTTAGGCTGGCTTTATACAGATACTTGTTAAAGTATAAGTTATTACGGTCTACCTGCTTCGGCGATAACTTCAATGATTCCATCTTCTCCAACCCTTACTGATTGCTTGGTTGTAATGTTGAAAACAATCTCATCGTTTTCAACATTTGCCATGATATTCGTATCCTTAATTTTCTCAAACAAAATCTTCTTTGAAAGAGGAACACGAATGAGTTCATCAATTTTACGTGCTAAAGGTCTAGCACCCATCTTGCTATCATAACCCTTGTCAGCCAAATACTCTACAGCAGGTTCACTCAAGTTAAGAGTAATGTTATGCTTTTCAAGCAATGACTTCTTCAAATCATCAGTGAACTTAATAACAATCTTTTTGATTGATAGCAAGTCAAGTTTGTTGAACTTGCATACCATGTCAAGACGATTTCTAAATTCAGGCTTAAAGAATTGCTTTAATGCACGATCATCTTCACCTGTCTTTTCTTGCGCACCGAAACCAATGTTATTGCGTTCGCTGTCAGCACTACCCAAATTACTAGTCAAGATAATGATAGTATTTTTCATTGATACTTCTTTACCATTACTACCAGTAACACGACCTTCATCTAACATCTGCAAAAAGATGTTAAAGATATCTGGGTGTGCCTTTTCAACTTCGTCAAACAGTAGAATACTGTGTGGATTCTTGCTCAAGTCACTAATTAGGCGTCCACCTTGCACTTGTGAATCACCAAAGCCTACATAGCCAGGGGGAGGTCCGATCAAACTACTTACGCTGTGCTTCTCTCCGTACTCACTCATATCGTACTTGAGAAGAGGCATATCTAAATTCTTAGACAGTAGTTTTGCCAATTCTGTTTTACCCGTGCCTGTTGGGCCCAAGAACAAGAAACTTGCGGTTGGTTTAGTTTCGTTGCCAATACCAGCGAAACTAACATAAACACGTTCAAGTACTTTCTCTACAGTTTCATCCTGACCATATAACTTGTTCTTGACGTTTAGTTCAAGATTGTTAATGCGATCAAAATTATCTCCTGACAATTTATCAGCAGGTACGCCTGTATACTTTTCCACTTGCTCATGGATTAATTCCTTAGTGATAATTGCATCTTTGTTTTCAAGTACACGTTGCTTTGCACATGCCGCATCCAATAGGTCGATTGATTTGTCAGGATTCTTACGGTCATGAATATATCGTGTTGCACTTTCAACTGCGGCGTTAATGGCTTCATCAGTGATATTAACACTATGGAAGTCGTTCAATCGTGCAGCCAATCCACTTAGAATACGAACTGTGGATTCTTGAGAAGGTTCATCAACACTAATTTTATAGAATCTACGCATTAAAGCACGATCCTTTTCAAAACTCTCGTAGAATTCTTCCCATGTCGTTGACGCAATAATCTTAAGTGTGCCCTTTGTAATGGCTGGCTTAATCATATTACTAAAGTCAACGCTACCGTTATTTGTTCCACCTGCACCTTGCATAGTGTGGGCTTCGTCAATGAATAGAATTGCTTTCTTTTTGTGGTTCAGTGCCTCAAGTACATGCTTGACCTTTTCTTCAAAGTCACCACGATAGCGACTACCAGCAAGCAAACTACCAATCTCTAATGAGTATAGTTCATGACCATTTAAGAATTCAGGAACTTCACCGTTGACGATTGCACGTGCAATACCCTCAGTAATAGCAGTCTTACCTACACCGGGGTCGCCTACCATTAATACATTGCTCTTAAATCGTTTTGCAAGTACGTTAATGATATCATCAATTTCCTTGCTACGACCAATAACAGGTTCTAGTTTGTCTTCACGTGCAAGTTGTGTAAGATTGATTGTGTATTCGTCAAGGATTTCGTCTGCTTGATTATCAGTCAATGAACCTGTATAGTCACCGCCCTTATAAGTCTTTTGCCAATGTTGCAAAAATTCGTTGCGTGTAACACCGTACTTTAGTAAAAAGTAATGTGCATGGCTATTGTTTTCAGCGGCAATGCTCATGTAAAGGTCGATAGTGGTAACCTTTTGACGACCAGTAAACAATACCTGTGTCACACTACGATTGATCACACGTTCAATTGAATTGGTTTTCTTTGGTGCAGTACCAGACTGCTTTAATTCAATAGCGTGGAGTCCATTAAGATATGACTCGATTTCTGAAATCATCAAATCCATATCAACACCAAATGTACTTAAGCATTTCTTAAAGGGAGGGTGTGTTACTAATGAAAGTAACAAATGCTCAATCGTACAATATGCGTGTTTTCTATCCTTAGCGGCTTCGATAGCACGTTCAATGATGTTCTGAATTTCAGGAGATTGTTGCAATTTAATAGTCCTTTTAGTTTATTTAGTTTGCTGATGGCGAGTAATAATTTCTACTATTTCATTGTCTATTATATCAGGTATATAGGGTTTTAGCAATAGTATTTGGTCTCCATACCCACCATTTCGTGAGGGCATACCTTCACCTGGTATGCGTAATTGCATATATGGTTGAGTTTTGGGTCTAATAGTAACATCTAATGTTTTACCACTAATCGTGTCAAATTGAATTTTGTTACCCACAATCAAATCAAGTACTGAAACGGGCATGTTTGCATAAAGGTCATCACCTTTACGATCATACTTTAAATCACTTAGTACTATGAATTCTACAATTAATTGTGCGCCAGGAATAATTTTGTCATAACGTACATGGTCGCCAGATTGTGTTCCACGTGGTATTTTAACGTTTACTACGTTAGAACCAGTTGGTGTGTTTAATTGTAGTACATGTTCATTTTCTTTATAAACATCCATCAATGATACGTTTAGTCTAGTACGATAAGTTGGTGTTTGATTTCGTTGCTGATTGAATGGATGTTGATGCCCAAACGCTTGACCAAATAAATCGTTTAAATCAAATCCATTTACATTAAAACCAAACCCACCAGGAAATCCCTGCATTTGTGGTCTAGGATTGTCATACTGTTGACGCTTTTGCGGGTCACTTAATGTATCGTATGCTGTTTGGATTTCTTTGAATTTGGTATCATCACCACCTGTGCGATCAGGATGGTGTTGCATCGCTTGTTTGCGATATGCCTTTTTTATTTCCTCTTGCGAGGCAGTTTTTGACACACCTAGTGTACTATAATGATCCATTGTTATATATTAACAGAACGGATTGCTAAAGTCAAGCGATTTATTTACCAAATGAAGTTGATGTTTGGTTTGCGCCTGCCATCTTTTCTTGTGTACGACCATAAGCCGCAATACCTAGAACAGCACCCATTGCCATATGGAACAAGCCAGCACCTTGTAGTGTAACTGGTTGCCATTGACTTGTAACTTGTCCATGATCATGTGCTTGTAATAAACTCCACAAGATTGGGAACACGATAAAGTCCATTGTACAAACAGCCATGTACATCCAACCCATCATTGGACGCCACTTTTTGTTTAGCCAATCTTCGTTTGTGTTTGCAACTAATACGTCTGCTTGTTCGGCAGCATTGGCACCAGCACCAGTTAACACTGGACCATTGCTCATGCTTACATTCATGTTCGCTGTGCCGGGAGTCCCCATTTGTCCACTTCCCATTCCACCGCCGAAACCTGTAGAGCCACCGCCGAAACCTGTAGAGCCGCCGCCGAATCCACCTGACGATCCACCGAACCCTGTTGAAGATGAGCCTCCAAAGCCGCCTCCGCCAAAACTACTTGTTGTTGGTGAACCAAAACTACTGGTTGAACCGAATCCAGTTGATGGCGTAGAGCCAAATGCTGTTGGGCTACTTGTTGATGTATTGGTTGTTGATGCTGTTGCATTTCCAAATGTACTCCCTTGAGGAAATTGCGGAACTGTTGGATCCGCAGCCAATGCATCGTGATGATCGTCACTCTTTGCAATTGGAGTTTCTGTAGTTGCTTTGGTAGTAGGTAAAATAGTCGCCATATATTATAATCCTGCAATTGCCTTTAAGTTTTTGATATATGTATCGTTCTCATACAAAGGCTTAGTTTTTAAACCTGCAATAGTACGGAACTCATTTATCTTTTCGTCTTTTTCTTTTTCCATCTTGTATTCATTTGGGTTCAAGACCATATGATTGCGAATTGTTTCTTCGTCTGCTTCATAGTCTTCACCTTCAATTTCTACAGTCCAGTCTTTTAATTTAAGACCTGTAAGAGTTTCTAAGTCTTGTAATAATGTAATGATTCTTTCAGGAACTCTGCTACGACGGTCCATTTCAACGAATACTAGATATACTCCTGGGCGCAATTCACCATCGCTTACACTTGAATCTAATACCCATTCATATCCGCGCTCGAACCATGTAACCAAATCTTCTGCGGCTAGTTCTGAATATACTTTAAATGCCAATGTAACAATATCACTATCCTTACCCATTTTAGCCGCATACTCATCAACGGTAACTCTGTCAGACATCTGTCCTTCTAAGTCCATATAGTCAAGGCTTTCATTTAGTATAGTCATATTTTATCTCTTACATTTGTGCTAGTTGATTGGGACTTGATGAATTTTGATCAGCCATTTGATTTTCATCTTGCTGTGTTTCTAATTCGTTTTCATCTTTTGTTGGCGCATCTAAGTCTTCGTCATATGCGTCCTGAATCTCACTCAAGTCAATAGTTTGGTCAGCAAGATCAATACTACCTTCTTTGATATCATCCATCAATTCAAATGGGATTGTGATTTCTACCATCCAAACACGCTTTTTTGTCATCTTTGGATAACGTGTACCCTGCACAAAATCTTCGTAATCTTTAATTTCTACAGGAACTTCAATACGTGTTTTAGCAAACTTTACTTTGCATCCAACGTTAAGTAGTCTTAATGCGGCTCTTGGATCGGGCATTAATTTATAAGGCCACATGAATACACATTTTGCATTGTATCTACCAATCTTTGGACCGTCTACTAATTCACCAATTAACCAGTTTTTAAAAGCATATACATCTGCTTCATCTAGGACTCGTTCAAAGTCCAATAGGGTAGACATTGATCCGTCGCTCATATAAACACCGCGAATGGTGTCTACAATGCTTACAAAGTCAACGTCATTAAAAAATTTGTCTGCTGGAAGAGTACTCATATATGTATTTATCACTAGTTTGTTTTTGTTTACAAACCTTTCGAATGGATTATTTCTGGGGTTAGCATAATATTTATCATAGGTTTGATGGCCGTATGTTCTGCATTGTTTACTTACTGTATGCCTTTAAATATCTTTGAGAGAAGGTTATCTCTCACAACAAGTGTATCAACTAGGAGAAACACATTGAGTAAACGAAAAACCAGCGAACTCAGACAGAAAGACACACGATATTCACAAAGAAAGTATCAAAATAATGAAAGTCAAGTATTTTATATGAACGAATCTAAAACAATTGACTTTACACAAACTCAGCCTCAAAAGAAAGCCAGAAAACCCATCAATCTAGTGCCTAAGAGCATAAATCAGGAAAAATATATAATCGCACTAACCGACCCTGAAACAGATATTGTCATGGTTTCTGGACCTGCGGGTACTGGTAAAACTTATCTTGCTATGTTGGCAGCAATACAAGCAATGAGAAGTGGTGAGTGTAGTAGAATTATTTTGACAAGACCTGCTGTTGCAGTTGATGATGAAAAGCACGGGTTCTTGCCCGGCGACTTGAATTCAAAAATGGAACCTTGGGTCAGACCATTATTTGACGTTTTAAAGGAGTATTATAGCGTAAAAGAAATTAGTTATATGTTAGATGAACAGATTATTGAAATTACCCCATTGGCATTCTGTCGAGGTCGTAACTTTAAAAATAGTTGGATCATCTTAGATGAGGCTCAAAATGCAACGCCTAGTCAAATCAAAATGCTAATGACTAGAATTAGCGAAGGTAGTAAAATTGTTATTACTGGTGATGTGGAACAAACAGACCGCAGAACACCTGACAATGGACTACTTGATTTAAAGCGTAGAATTGAGCAATATCAAGTTCCTGGGATGAAAGCATGTGAGTTTGATACACGTGATATTAGGAGACATAAGATCATTGAACACGTATTAACCATGTATGCTTAAAGTAAACGGGGCGAAAGCCCCGTTTATTATTTCTTGTCTTTAGACTTTGCCTCAATTGGCGCTTCTTTTTCAAGTTGCGCAATCATTGTAGGATAAATCTTTTTATAATATTCATTCATTAAATCAAAGGTAGTGTCATGTACCTTACCTTCAATCACACATTTTAAAATTTTCTTTTCTGCATAATCAATGATTACATTGCAGTTTGTAAGGTCAGCAGGTCTTACTCGCTTAGATACTGTAACCTGTTCATCAATCTGTCCGCCTGGTTTGCGGTAAAACGTCAAAAACATGTATCTCATGAGGTTAACTCTACTAACGTTGCAGCCAAACTAATTTCTGGAATCCCCACTAATGGAAGTTGTGCTAGACCATTGCGAATAATCACAATACTCATATCACGCTTTTCATTACTGTTGCCCCACAAATCTAAGTTGTCATACATCCACTTGTACGTATCTTCAATACGTGTTGGATATAGACTAATGTACTGCATCAATTGTTGACGACCTTCAAGAATCTTTCCTGACTTGAACAAGTCAGTTGCAGTAACAAGAAGTTCGTCTTCGCTTTGACCTGCCTTATGAGGAGGAACTAACTTACCAGTTCCAGAGTTAACTTGTAACTGATTCAAACACTTTCTAAGATCAGGATATGTTGCACGAACATATGTGTCCAACACATCTAAATCAAAGTCAATGTTTTCAGTTACTAATACAGTTGCGGCACGTGCAGTAAATTCAGTCATATCAGTTTTTGCGATATGAAATGAATGGCAACGTGACTTAAGCGCAGGGATAATCTTATGCTGATAGTTACACGTTAAAATAAAACGCACAGTTTCGGCATATGCTTCCATATCGCTACGCAATGCAGCCTGAAAGTCAGGAGTTGTGTAGTCAGCCTCATCAAGCAGAATGATCTTCATTTTACCAAACGGAATAGTCTGTGAGAATGAATTGATTTTGTTTTTAACAATATCAATACCACGCTCACGACTAGCGTTGATTTCCATTACATCATATTCTTCAATACCAAGTTCGTGAATGAGAACTTTGGCTAGTGTAGTTTTGCCTGTGCCAGGATCACCACTAAGCAACAAGTGAGGGATTGAACCTGCATTGATCCAATTCTCTACTTGTTGCTTTTGATTCTCGTCAACAAAAACATAATCACTTACAGTTTTTGGTCTGTATTTTTCTACCCAAAGTTGGTTCTTCATTCGTCTTCCTTAGATTGCCTTGTCACTAATATTGTAATCGCTAATATATTCATCACTTACTAATAAAACATCATTGTTGTCTACTTTACGGATAACTTTCTCGCCTTCAGGAGTCTCAATAGTGATACCTCTAGTCCAGCGACCGTGTGCTATATAAATATATTGTCCTACTTTTACATCTTTTTGCTTTGGCCCAATTGCATATACTTTAGCCCAACGTGGACGAATACCTGAACTCTTCATGTCATCATTTGGCATGATCAATCCAGATTGTGTAATTCGCTCACCGAACTCCATATCACTTACGATAATGGTGTCATGCAATGGTTTTAATTTATTAACTTTTGCTTTAGTGTAACTTAAACTCATAATTACTTTTTGGTCTCTTTAGTTGATACTTCTTTTGCTACTTCTTCTGCCTTGATGGCTTCTACTTCTTCATTTTCTTCATCTTCCATGATGAATTCAATTTCTTCTTTAGTCAACTGTACTTTTGCAATTTCTGGCTTAGGTGCAGTTTTAATTGGCTGCGGTGTCTTTTTAACAATGTTAGCCGCACGATTTGTAACTGTCTTAGCGTATCTGTCGCTAACTTTCTTGTTTACAGGCACAACAATGTTGCCGCTAGCGTCAATGATATCACCCCTAGCGTTAACCTTCATGTTGCCTACAGCCTTGACACGCTCGTTTTTAGTTGCAAGCGCACCCATATCGACTGTTTTACCTTTTGCTGATCTATATTTTGCCATTTGTTTCTCTCCTATTTCAAGAACTCTGTGATAGATAAATCATAGTGTAAACTATTTATACGGTGAATTCCTATCAAAAATAATACAAAACTGCTTACACTACTACCACGACCCACACCCCAAACAATGTTATGTTCACGCATGGTGTCTACAAGGTACTTGAGATACTTGAGTAGTATAAACATATCACGTTCTTGGTACATTAACAACTCTTCACCTGCCCGTTGTAGTTCGGCCTCACCATTGCATTGTTCCAAAACAAATTTTGCAATGTCAAAGTTTTTGTAACTTTCGGGAATGAACCAATTATTTCTACAACGTTCGTCAAATTCCTCAATGGATTCGTCAGATAGTGTATATTCAATAATTTCGGGTATATTGTTTAGATTTAGTTCTGGGTCGAACTTGATTGCATTTTCAACTAATACGTTTTTAAGTTGTGTTTCAGTATTTGTTAGATAAAGGTCGCAGAGGTCTTGTTCTGTATATATTTGTTGATTAAATTTATCTGCAATCATTGACGTATGATAACACAGACATTTGATAAAGTCAAATTACTTTTTACCCTTTTTGGGTTTTTCTTTCCAAGATAGTCCAAGTTCTTTCCAATCTTTGTCGTCAAACAGTTTAACTACATTGTCTGGTGATACTTTGCATTCTTCTTCGGTCATACAAATTGTGGGCTTATTCCACCAATTCATTTCTGAAAATAAACTTTCTGCAACTTCGGATACGATATTAAATCTTACGCCTTCGCTCATACTAGAGCCAAGAACTAAATCAGTAATTTTTAATCTGTTTTCCATTATTGCATTTAATTTCATTAGCAATATCATTCCAATAATTTGATCAAAGGGTTCTTCTGGAATTTCACAGATTTTAATACCTGCGTTTTTGTATTTTTCTATTGCTTCAATTTCTTTTTTATGAATCAATACAGAGTTTTGTAATTCTGACATTAAGAAATAACTTGCCCTATCCATAGCAACATTTTGTTCTCTTGGTGAATCAGTTTCTACCAATACGGATATAGTTAATTCATAGGAATTTACATAAAATTTATTTTCAAAATGTACGGCAGTTTGAAAATAAAAATCTTTTTCGATTCTAGTACTCATTTTTTGTCAGACTGAATATTAATTTGTGCGTTTAATTTTTGCTTATCAAACAATTCATCCATCTTTTTTCTATGTTGATTCTTGTAACTTTCAATAACCATCTGTAATTGATTCAATAATGCGCTATTTCCTGTTCTATATGCAAAATTTAATTTTTTATTTAGATCAGTTATTGTATCCTGCAACTCTTCCATAGTTTTTTCTGAAAGGTCGCTGATAAAAGGATGTTCCATTATATTACCATGCAGTTAATGGGACTCTACGCCAAATGTCATCCCCGACATACACTTGTGCGTTTGCAGTCAATGAAGTGCTATTTCCTTTAACAACAGTTTGTGTACCAGCAACACCATTTGTACGTGATTGGCTTATTGTGATATTTGCTGTACCAGTTGACGCACTGATAGATTTAATGTAGTATGCGTTGCCTGATACAATACCAGTGTTTGCTGTGTCAACATTACCAGTAAAGATGATTGGAGCATTTACAACTAAATTATTAGTTGGAGTAATAGTGATATTACCTGTTGTGTACATAGCACTAACGCTAGGAGTGTAAACTACTGTTTCTGTTGCATCATATGAATCTGTTGCAACATATAGATAATTTACAGGATTAGCATACATATTACCACTGCCACCGGCTAATGCTAAATTAGCACCACCGACAGTTGATGATACTGTAAATGTATTGCTACTTACTACATTTCTAATATAGTATTGTGTGCCAATTGTTACGTTACTATCAATTGATACACCTGTAAAGCATACAGGCAAATCAGTAAACAATTGTGAAGTGTTGTCTTGTGAACTTGTAGTAAAGATATTACCAGTTGAACTAGTAGAAATGATATTTAATTGACTGTACCCTGGACCTACGGCAACAGCGCCATTCATATCACCTTGTACGCCAGTTGGGATAACTGTGCGTGATTGAATTTGGGTAGATTCAAATGGTCTATTCAACGGAGTCATAGTGATTGAGTTACCACAATCAGCCGATGAAATATTATATGTTAAAACTTGTGTGTTAGCAGGAGGTGAGATATATGCAACATTGTTAATGATTTCTACATTTTCTAACAATGTTACGCCAAAGTTGTTATTGCTTGAAATACATGCGTTTGGTAACGCAACTGTTGAGTTAGCATTGGCAAATGTCAATCTGATTTGAATGTTGCTAACTGTATTTGTAGGGGCCCAGCCACCAAACTGTAATGTTACATTACCAGTAACTGCGCCATATTGAACATCTCCACTAGCAACATTAACTAATACGGTTCCTGCAAGACTGTTACCCAAATTGTAAGTTGTGGCTCTAAATCCTCTAGTGCTAGCATTACTGATTAGTGTGTTAGCCATGTCATTATTCAATACAGAATTGGCCAATGCGGCTTTAAGAACTGCATTGTTTTGTAAATCAGTAATCTCGTTTGCCGCAATGTTTAAGTCGTTGGCAATTTGAGCAAAGTTATCTCTGAATCCCTGAGAACTATTGTTTTTTCCCGGGACTGGGTAATTTACATTGATTCCGTTTGTGTTGATTTGGCTTGTCATAATTTATCTATTCCGTATTGTATTTAGTATTGCGTTTGATCTGGCAAAATAGTTTTTCTAGGGAACAACACATAGAAATCTTTACTGTCTAATGGATTTGGTACAGGGGTTGCGCTAGGCAATCCAGTCCATGCGGGTGGGCTAGAATTATTGTCATAATTGTACGTAATACTCTTGTTGACTGTGAATCTATCAATTGTGAAATTAACAGAGTTAAGTGATTGTTTTTCTCCTACAGTATTTACCCAGTTATTATTAATCTGATATTGTATATACTGTGCATATGTCACAACATTTGTTGTAGACCCGTCAGGTAATGTAATTGCTTCGGGCAATGTAACTGTGCCAGGTTGTGTATAACAGATTACCCAAGCAGGAGTATAACCCAATGTACTACCATTGACTTGTTGACTTGTCATCCATAATGGTAATAGATTGCTGTCATATACTTGACCTAACACTTGACCAACTCTGTTGCGCATATTTGGTAAACTGTTTGGATACAATGTTCTTGCTTCTCCGGGTGTCAAACTAGTATAGAACTGTTGACCTGAAGGGCTAACTTCATAACTTGTGTATATTTCAGTTACGCTAGTATACCAAGGTCCTAAATCTAATGGAATAAATGTTGGCCAATAAATTGACTGCGGCACACTTGCACCATAGATATTAGCATTATTAGGATACTGTTCACCCAAATTAACTAAATTATCTATTACTTCGCTATACACAACTTCATATATGACTTCGCCTGTTGTTTCATTAATAGCCTGTGCGACTTTAATTTCACCTAACGTAATGTCTCTCCAATAATGATTCTGTGTTACAGCGGCTACATATTGTTCAAAGTCACTGGCATTAATACCATAAGCATGTTCATAAACAACGCTTGTTGCCACTCCAAAATAAGGATCATCTGATCTATATAAATATTCAGGTGGAATCAATGATGTATTTGTTAATAATGAATTGATTAAATTTCTATCACTTAAACTTGGATTACATGAAATATAAAGTGTATCAGTTGGTTGTTGATATTCTTGATATACTTCTATTGTAAATGTTTGTGAACTTTGTACCACTGGATACAATGGACTGTATGCTTCTATTGTAAAAGTAAATTGTGTAGTTGTACCTGCTGTTAAAATATTATCAGTTGGTTGAAATGCAACAACTCCTGAGATTTCTCCACTAGGTAATAATACTAAGTTAGGAGGTAGTGTTCCACCAGTTAATCTATATTGTAACACAACGTCTGATTCTGCTTCTACATATAAAATACTTGTACTACCATTATAAATCTGTCCTAAATCTGTTGGACTTACCCATGTTACAATACCATTGATTTGATTTTCAATGATATATGAAAAATTAAAGAATGGTGTAAAGATTGTGGGATTGTTTGATTTATAAACTTGTACACTAAAACTAAATTGTGAAATACTATCTGGATTGATAACAGGAGTACCTGTAATCCAACCTGTATTAGGATCGCCTGTTAATCCAATTGGTAAATTAGCATAAACATAAGTTAATCCAGTACCATCAAAATCGTGACCTATTACTTTAAAAGCAAAAAACACATCACTATTAATAGTTCCAATATTAGCATTAACTGTTGGACTATATGTTGCACCTGTTACTAATGAACCAGGTGGCAATACAAAATATCCATAATCAACTGTGTCAGGTGTTATATTATAAGTTGCTGGTCTAGTATTATAGATTGTAGGTATTCTAGTATTTGCAGGTAGTCCTGGACCACCTTGACTTTGTGGTGCGTTTTGATTGATGATAGTAATGCTGTATGATTGTAAATCATTGCCAAGACTACTACTTAATTTAAGTGTAAATGTATATGTTTCAATTGTAGGTTGACCAACTGATACGTTAGGTAAGGTTGCGGTCATGTATCCTGCCGCATTACTTAATGTAAAGATAGGTCCACCAACAGTAGTAGAAATTGTAAATGTACTTGCATCAATAATTGAATTGATGTAATATGTTTGACTTGCAGTAATTCCACCAAATACTGTTCCAGTAAAAACAATAGGTCTACCAACACTAAATCCTGTTGTACTTAAACAAGATATAGTATTTGATGTTGTTGTAGCAACAGCAGATGTTACCACCAACGGTAAATTAACTTGAGCAATAGGAGGTTGTGCATATCCACGAATACGTCCTATGTCATTAATTTCTAAACCAGGTGGAAGTTGTCCTTGAATAACTCTAATAATAACTGCATTACTTGAAACTGGATTAGTATACTGAATTGGTAAATCTACCCATGTACTATCATATGTGCTTAATATAGTTCCTGTTGGAGTAGTAAACTGTGGTAGTGACGCTCCATTGGTTGTTAAACTAAAAGTTCTGTCTCTGATATTACCCAAATTGTCAGTGGCTCTAATAGCAAACGTATATGTAGTAGAATTAATTACTAATGCAGGTGTGCCTGATATTACACCTATATTATTGTTTGAAGTTAAAGTCATACCCAAAGGTAAACTTCCACTTAATAGCGTATAGTTAACAGCAGTTGCTGGAAGAACTGGATTAGCAACAACTGTTGTACTATAAAATATTTGACTGGGTATTGTTGCTATTGCGCCGGCTGGTGTTATCCAATTTGGTTGTGCCATATTATCCCTGTAATGCTTGTAATACTAATTGATAATTGCGATGTCTTTCTTCAATACCAATTGTACCACCATTGATACGTTTGGTTAACATTACAAAATCACCACTGTCACAGTATTGATTTAAATTGTTACTGTCCCAAAACCAACCTGCACTTGCAGTTGCGCCTTCACTAGTTTCCATATATGCAACTGTGTCTTCTAGACCCATTCCCAATGCTTGAGCAAATTTTGTATAATTAATGCGACCTGTTAACTGAATTAAGCCTCTGCCGCAAAACATGTAACCGTCACCACTAGATTCGTCACCGTTGCCCATGCGATTTGCATAAACACGATTAGCGATTCTTTCAGGTTGTCTTGCATATTGACTTGCTGTTTCTGCGTCAAAATATTTATGGAACGTTGTTAACAAACCCTTTTCACTGTAGTTTAAATTTTCTTTGATAAAATTAAAACCACCACTTTCATGGCCTGTCTGTGCTACAAAACATGCAACTCTATGTATATTGTCATACATGTCATAGTATTGTGCAACTGTTGATAATGGTTCTACATATCTTTCCAACACATCATGATGTGTTTTAGGGAAAACGTGTGATAATAAATCAAGTGTAATCATTGTATTGTTCTTTCCTATTATGAGTATGTTGCACTTACTGTGTACCACTGACTTGTAGTAGGTGCAATAAACTGTAGTGTTGCTCCATTACCCGGCATTGTAAATGCGGCATTTGCTGTTTGATTATTGATTGCCGCACCAGTTTGTGGGTAAACGTTCAATGTGTTTCCTGTTGTGTTTGTAATATAAATCACAGCACCTGCTACGTTTGGTAATTGTACACCATTAGCGCCTGATGTTACTGTACTGACAACGTTAATTTCTTTAGTTAATGCTGTTGCGGTACCTTGTGTTGAACCTGCGGCTGATATTGCTGTACCAATTGAACGAATATGATATGAATTTGCAATTACGTTTGCTCCAGTAATATTACCACTTGAATTGATAGATGTTAATGTACCTGTACTTGTAATGTTAGGTTGCGCATTCGTATATACTGTACCTGCAACTAGTGCGTTACCAACTTGTCCACTTACATTGCCGCCGGCTACTGAGTTAGCAGTGGTTGCGTATGCCACGGCTCCTGATACGTTAGCACCTGCTATCGCATTTGCTGTAGTCGCATAAGCAACTGCACCTGACACGTTAGCACCTGCCACAGCATTAGCAGTTGTAGCATATGTTGCAAGACCAACCGCACCACTTACATTGCCTCCGGCTACTGAGTTAGCAGTGGTTGCGTAAGCAACTGCACCTGTTACGTTAGCACCTGTGATTGCTGTTAAACCACTACCAGTACCATTTGTTAATAGGTAACTTGCGGCTGCCGTTCCGCCTAAATAACTTGAGTTATTTGCACTTGCTACAGTACCTGATACATTAGCACCAGCAACTGAGTTAGCAGTTGTTGCGTATGCTACTGCACCTGTTACATTAGCGCCAGCTACTGAATTTGCAGTTGTTGCATACGCTACCGCACCACTTACGTTAGCACCAGTTACCGAGTTTGCAGTACCTGCCGTTACGGCATACGTTGCATTTGCTACCGTGCCAGTTACGTTGGCTCCTGCTATGTTACCAATGAAAATATTAGCAGTAATACTACCATTTGTATCACGTGTTGCAAGGGTATTTGCTGTAGCGACTGTTGCTGTTTGATATCCATCTACTAAGTCTGCGTTTAAGTTTGGAACTCTTGTTGTAGAAACAATAACTAAAGGTGCAGTACCCGTTGCCAATTGTGATACAAATTGGCCGCTTGTAATAAAGTTACCTGATGTTGTGTTACCAGTTACAGTTAATGATGTTAATGTACCTGTACTTGTAATATTTGGTTGAGCATTAGTTGTTACTGTACCAGCAGTCGTTGCTGAAGTTGCTGTTGTGGCGCTGCCTGCTGTAACTGCATAAGTGGCATTTGCTACAGTTCCAGTAACGTTAGCGCCGGCAACACTATTTGCTGTACCTGCTGTAACTGCATAAGTGGCATTAGCAACAACACCGGATACGTTAGCACCTGCTACCGCATTTGCTGTAGTTGCATATGCCACAGCACCTGATACATTAGCTCCCGCGACTGCGTTAGCAGTCGTTGCAAACGCTACTGCGCCAGTTACGTTTGCACCTGCAACCGCATTTGCTGTACTTGCAGTACCTGAGTATACAGAATAATTTGCATTTGCTACAGTACCTGTTATATTTGCACCGGTAATGGCAGTCAACAACGATCCGTTACCTGCAAAATAATTTGCACTTACTAAATTACCACCTGCTACGTTGGCAGCATTAATATTACCTTGTACAATTAAACTTGTTAATGTACCTACACTAGTGATGTTAGGCTGTGCATTAGTTGTTACAGTACCAGCAGTAGTTGCGGCGCCACTTAGTGCACCAACAAATGTTGTTGCTGTAATACTAGCATTTGCTAAGTTAGCACTAATGCTTGAATTAATATAATTCTGTGAGTTACCATTTGATGATGAGGTAACAAATGTTGGGTACGCAGATGTTGCACTTGACGTATTAGTTTGAATACCAATTGCATTAGTAGCAAAAGCCGCATTTGCTACGGTACCTGTTACATTTGCACCCGGTATTGCTGTTAAGTTTGCACCACTACCTGCAAAATAATTTGCACTTACTAAGTTACCACCTGCAATATTACCTGCGTTAATATTACCATCAACAATTAAACTTGTTAATCTACCAACACTTGTAATGTTTGGTTGTGCATTTGTAGTTAATGTTCCAGTGAAATAAGATGCTGTAACATTGCCTGTACTTAATGTGTTAGTTGTTTTGTTAAATGTTAAGTTAGCACTGCCGTTATAAGTTGTTCCACCGTCATTAAAGATGATTTGTGTGTTGCTACCAACGGCTGGGCTTGCAGTAGATGTAGTCCAAAATAGATTGCCAGTACCATCTGTAATTAAGTATTGGTTATTAACACCACCTGTGATTTTTACGTTACCTACGTTTCCTAAATTACTTACACCCGTTACATTCAAACTAGTTAATGTACCAAGACTTGTAATGTTAGGCTGACTTCCCGTGTTTATTGTACCTATTAAATTACCAACAAATGTACTTGCAATAACATTGCTACCTGTAACTTGTAATACATTGGCGTTTCCTGCTATTGTTACATTAAAGTTGCCATTAGTATCTAATGATGCTTCACTTGTGCCATTTAAAATATATGAGCCGGCTGCAACTGAGATGTTAGTAATGTTACTACCATCACCATATAAATATTCACCTTTTACAATACCACTATTAGCATATACGTTTCCAGAAGTTGTGTTGCCAGTTACTGACAAATTAGTTAATGTACCAACACTGGTAATATTACCTTGTGCGTTAGCCGTTACTGTTCCTGATGTAGTTGCGCTGCCTGCTGTAGTTGCATATGTGGCATTTGCTACTGTACCTGTAACATTTGCACCTGCTACTGAGTTAGCAGTAGTAGCATATGATACTGCACCTGAGACGTTGGCGCCAGCAACTGAGTTCGCAGTGGTTGCATATGCGACTGCACCACTGACATTTGCACCAGTAACACTATTGGCTGAACTTGCTACTGTGGCATTACCTGCATTTAATGCATATGTGGCGTTTGCTACTGTACCTGTTACATTGGCGCCAGCAACACTGTTTGCAGTGGTTGCGTATGCGACTGCTCCACTTACGTTAGCACCAGCAACTGAGTTAGCAGTAGTTGCATATGATACTGCACCTGAGACATTTGCACCAGCAACACTATTTGCTGTACTTGCATATGCAACTGCACCAGTAACGTTAGCACCTGCTAAGTTTGTTAATCCTGCACCATTACCAATGAACACTGTGTTGGCTATAATGTTACCTGCGCTAATGTTACCACTACTTGATACAACTAGATTTGATAGTGTACCAACACTTGTGATATTTGGTTGTGCGTTTGTATACACCGTACCTGCAATCAATGCATTACCTACTTGTCCACTTACGTTAGAACCAGTAACACTATTTGCTGATCCTGCTACACCTGAATATGCGGCATAATTTGCATTGGCTACGATACCTGATACATTGGCACCAGCAACTGCATTGGCAGTACCTGCAAAACTTACTTGACCTGTTACGTTAGCACCAGCTACTGAGTTAGCTGTTGTTGCGTATGCTACTGCACCTGATACATTGGCCCCTGCTACTGCGTTTGCAGTAGTTGCGTAAGCAACTGCACCTGAAACATTGGCCCCTGCTACTGCGTTTGCAGTAGTTGCGTAAGCAACTGCACCTGAAACATTACTACCTTGAATGTTGCTTAAGTTATTACCAGCACCATAATGGTTACCTGTTAAATTTGCGGCTAAAACATTACCGGTAACTGCTAGTGATGTCAATGTACCAACGCTTGTAATATTAGGTTGTGCATTTGTATAAACAGTACCAGCAATTAATGCATTACCTACTTGACCTGTTACATTTGCACCCGGAACAGTTCCACCAATTGAACCTGCACTTGTGGCATATGTTGCATTGGCTACTGTACCAGTAACATTAGCCCCTGCTACTGAGTTAGCAGTACCTGCTGTAACTGCATATGTTGCGTTAGCAACTACACCTGAAACGTTAGCACCTGCTACAGCATTTGCAGTAGTTGCATATGCAACTGCACCGCTTACATTGGCACCTTGAATATTGCTTAAATTGTTACCTGCACCATAATGATTACCAGTTATATTTGCGGCTGAAACATTACCCGTAACTGCAAGACTTGTTAATGTGCCCACTGAAGTAATATTAGGTTGTGCATTTGTATAAATAGTACCAGCAATTAATGCATTACCTACTTGACCACTTACATTACCACCTGCAACAGCATTGGCTGTAGTTGCATAAGCAACAGCACCACTTACATTTGCGCCGGCTACTGCATTAGCAGTAGTCGCATATGCTACAGCACCTGAAACATTGGCTCCAGCTACTGCGTTTGCTGTTCCTGCGGTAACCGCATATGTTGCATTGGCTACGGTACCACTTACATTGGCCCCTGCTACTGCGTTTGCTGTTCCTGCATATGTAGCAAGAAGAACTGCACCTGAAACATTAACACCTTGAATGTTGGTGATGTTTCCACCTTCACCTATTAATGTTGTTGCTTTTACAGTGCCTGAATTTGCATACACATTACCAGCGGTTACGTTGGTTGTTACTTGTACGTTACTTGAGAATATACCTGTGCTTGCGCCAATATTCCCTACATTGGCATTGCCTGTTACAGCCAAAGTTGTATTTGAAGTAACAGTATTAGCAACTAATGCACCTGATAATGATAAACTAGGGAAACTTACAGAACTATTTGCCGTTACAGTATTAGCAGTTAATGTACCTGAAATACTAATATTGTTTACACCAGCGATATTTGATGGTAAATCGACAATAGCAATTTGACTTGAAGTTGTAATTACAGCAGTACCACCTGCATTTGATGAATTGTTTGAACCTGTTCCTACGCTAAGTGTAGTTGTTGAAATTTGAACGCAGGAAATGTTCGCAGAAACAACTACGTTGCCTGTTGGTGCGTTAACGCTGATACCTGCACCCGGGGTCTGATTAACACTTAATACTGCTTGTTGCTCAAGACCAGTAAAAAGTTGTGTGAAATTATCCTGTACCTTTTGGAATGCGGTTCTAATAGCATCTGCGCTTGGGTCGTTTGGGAATGTACCAAAATCAATATTCTGTTGTGCCATATCTAATTACCTTATGTTGTATTTATCGTTTTCGATATAAACATCCCAACCAAAAAAATACCCGTACTAGACGGGTATTTTAATTTATTTTAACAGTCTTATTTAAGACCTGCTAATTTCTTCCAATCGCTGATTGAATCAGTTGATTCGCTAACTTGGCGCTTCAATTGACTTGCAACAACTGGAATTGTTGTTTGACCAGTAGATTTTTGTTTATTCAATCCACCAGCAATAACTTTAGTCATAAAGTCAATATCTTGTTCAAAAGTAGTATCTGATACTGACTTACCAGGACCTGCATCATTAGCCCATTCGTCTAACTTCTTGTCTTTCTTGTCATCATATTCGATATCTTTTTTGACTTTTTTGCCAGCTTTTTCAGCCTTCTTATCATCTTTACCTTTATGACCTTCGTCATATTCGATATCTTTAGTAACTTTTTTGCCTGCCTTTTCAGCCTTATTATCTTTCTTTCTTGTAGATTCTTTGGCTTCAATCATTGCTAATTTCTTATAAAGACTTTCAAAAGCAAAAGATTCTTCTACTGCTTCTTCTTCGTGATCACACTCGCATGGATCTTTATGACATGTTGGGCAAATTTCACCTTCTTCAATTTCATCATCCGCATCAACTGGACCTAATTCTTCTGGTAATTTACAACCAAGAATCTTGCAAACTTCTTCGTAATTGATTTGATTTTCATCACCAATATATTGAATAGCTTCTGCATCTAAATCATGTACGTTGCGTATTCCAGCACTTTTCATATATTCTATAGCAGATTGTTTTACTTCTTTTACTGGATCCCAACCTTCTGAAACTTCACTTTCAGCCATACCATCTTTATCAGCAATTGCTAATGCTGTATTAGCCGCATTGTTACCCTTAGTTGCATTCATTGAGTTTGCTGAACCATTGTCTGGTGGATTATCTTCTGCAACTTTGTACATCATTTGATCTTCTGATTCAACTTCATCGACCATTTCTTTTTCGCAACCGCATGATTCATAAGCCATGCCACATTCGTTACATGCTTCTTCATCAGTACTTTCTTCGTCAGCATAGTCTTCTGAACCAGCATGTGAATGTCCATGATCATCGCCACCTGACATTTTTCTCATTAATGCCATCATACCTTCATGGTCATCAACTACGTCAATCTTTGGCATTGCTGGTTCTAATTCAACAGCGTGTTCACCGGGAACAGTTGCTGGTAAATGTTCGCCATGCTCATCGCCAAACAAACCTAAACCTGCTTGCTTGATGAAAGCAAGTACTTGATCTGCTTCGCTGTCACTTGCATTGATGCTTACTGAATCAGGTGATCCTTGTTGACCTTTACTTACTGAAACTGTTAAGCCTTCGTTAATTGTTTCTGTACTTTCGTTTAGTAGGTTGCTTAACTCTTTGTCCCATGATTCAAATGCATATTCGTCAATCTTGCTATCATAGTTTGAGTTATCTGTAAATGTTTTTCCACCTACTGTGAACTTACCACCTTTTGGTGTCTTAGCAAGCGCACCTGTAAATGCATTGCCTTCTTCGACATCGTGGTGCTTTAATTCACGAATAACATTGTTTACCCAAGCACTTACATCACTTGAACCAATTTCTTCTAAATTACTTAAATGACCACAGCAATTTTCAACTGCTGCCATGACTTTTTCTGGGCCATGTTTTGCTAACAAGTTTGGATGTTGTCTAATGATACGATTGATAACTGCACTCTTAGCGGCTTCGCTTGAATCGTGGTCTTCAGTCATACCACCTGCCATTGCTTGACTTGCCATACCTGGAGTTGTTGCGGCTGGCATTGTGCCTTCTGTTTCCATCATACCTGCACTGCTCATGCCATAGCATTCATCTAGACCTTCTTTGTAGCCAGTGTGATATGCCATGCACTCATCCATGTCATCATAGTTCTTACCACAATGTGGATGACCTTTCAATCCATGTGCTTTACCTTCTAGTCTTGCTGCCATGACTTTGTGATTAGCACTTTCTTTAACTGCTTTTTTCTTTTTATCAGCGGCAGCTTTTTTCATTGATTCTTTTTTGTCGCCATCTTTGTCTAAGTCAATATAATCTGGCTTTGCTTTTTTGCCTTCATTTGTAGGTTTACCCATAGCACCTATTTGACCACGATTATTACCCCAGAATGTGTCAGTCAACATTAACAATATTGTTCCAACCATGATTAAAAGTTCACCGCCGCCGCCAAAACCTGCCATACCAGTTAGTGCAGAACCACCAATTGCTTGTGCGGCACCTGCGCCAATACCTACTACGTGTAATAGTTGAAGCAATTTACCTTGCCAGTTGCCTGCTAAACCTTCGTTGACTGCGGCTTGTGCTGGCGCTTGTTTACCCATTTTATCAAAGCCAAATGCTTGTGCTACTTTCAATGCATTTTCTCTGCTAGGAGTAAAATCACCACCTGTAATTTGTTTTACTTTAGTTGCAATTTCTTGTACAGGCAATAATTTCATTGCTTTAGGTAAAATTGATTTGATCTTATCCATCATACCTTCGTCTATACGTGTTCTATGTGTTGTTTTCATTTTACTTTCAAAAGCATTTGGATTACGGCCGGCGCCTAAGTTTGCGCCTTCTGTGTCAATACCTTGAGTTGAAGCAATATCTGCTTCATCTACTTTACCCCAACCACTCTTAGCACGAATAGCAAATGCTAATTCTTTCATCTTAGTAAAAGCAGGTGAACCCTTCTTGTGCGGGCCGCTTGCCTTTAACTTGTTATACTGTGATGTTAATTCTGCTTTGGTTTTACCCTTGAACATACCCTTCTTTGCAGGGTTTAGTTTAACACCGCCTTCGATTTTTTCATCTAAATTATCTTCAGCCATTGCTTGTGTTCCTTGTTGATTTTGATTTGATTGTGCAACGCTAGGAGTTGAACCACCAGTTGTAGCAGGTGTAGTTTGACCTGTTGTAACTACACTAATCTTTTTCTGTTGTGCCAAGTTATCAAGTGTAGGGCCTAATGTGTTTTTTAAGTTAGGATCGTTGATAGTAACAATGCCTGCGCCTGCTGGTTTATTGCTACCTTGTTGCATTACAGGAACTGGAGTTGGTGCTTCGTTAAGAAGATTTTTCTCAACATTTTCAATCCAATCTTTCAATGTATGCTTTTTAGAAACTGTACCTACTTCTTTCTTTGGCTTTTTGCCACCCATTGCTTTACTTAAAGCACTGGTATCAAATTTTGTTTCTTCGCTGTCTTTTGCAGGACGACCACGACCACGCTTTGCGACTGGCTCTTTCTTTTCTTCGCCTTCTTCATCAGTATCATACTCTTTACCATACTTACCAGTGTGCTTAACACCAGTTTTAGTTTTTTCAGTAGCCTCTGATAACTGGCTTATTTTTTCTAACATGTCTTTAAAATTCATAATGTGTCGTCCTTAATTAATTAAACCATTGCACCAGTCTTTGGTTTAGGTGGCATTTTAATTTTAGTCATAGGACTCATGTCACCTAACTTCTTATCATCTAAGTATGGCTTGAATGGATCAAATGCATCTGGAGTTTTCTTTCCATCATATTGATAATCAATTTTTGATCCTTTTGCTTGATCCTTGATACTGTCTAAGTATGAACCAGCATATGCTTTACTTGCTGCCTTAGCACCTGCTTCTGTTTCCTCTTCGTGAGTTAACACAGGGCTGTTTTTCATTTGATTGGCGTATTGTTCTGATTCGCTATTGATGCTGTCATCGTACTTGCTATTTACCATGCGAACCATATTGACATTGTATCCTAGCAATTGTGCAATTTGTTGAATCATTGGTTCTGTTGCAGGATAACGGAATTTTGCTTTAATGATAGTAACAGGTTCATTATGAATATCAGGGAACCCATATGGGTCTTTTTGAATTGGCGTGCTTGTTGGTGCAGAGATTTCAACAGGGTCAAACTTATTCAAGTTATACTTGAACATATCTAACCAGTTCTTATCAATCTCACCGGCAATTTTAATAGTGTAATCATATGTATGTACACTTTCGACAATGTATTGTTTGAGGCTCTTCATAATTTATTTCCCGTATACTATATTTATCATTTAGTCTCAGTTTTTGCGCTGAGAACTCTGAGCAATTCGTTGCGATCTAATGACTTACCCTCACCTAATGGGGTGTTTTCGATCTCTTCTGACTTAGCAGCCTGACGTTGATCCAACGCCGCTTTCTTCAACTGTAAGTCAATCATCTTTAACTTTTTATTTAGTTTAGCAGTTTTTGCTGTAATTGCATGACCTAATAAATTACTAGCAACACCAAAGATTTCACTACTAAATCTACTGTCTACTTGCATTCCCAAATCCATCAAGTCTTTATAACTACTTGTTGCTAGGTTTGCCAACTCATCCATTTCAGTATCAGCGGCTTCTAGTCCTCTGACTTGCGGTAATGCTGTTTCAATCTTTTCTAAATTACTAAGTGCTTCTGTAGTAACTTCCTGTGCAATTTCAGGAATGGGCATAGTGAGTTCATTTTTCTCACTTTCAGTCATGTCAAATAATTCTTCAAGTTTACGTGTCATAGAGTATTTAGTCTATCTTTATTTGTTAAAATGTAATTTACCCTATCCCATGAAATTCCCAATTTTAATGATATCTGTCTTGTATTCATACCAGTATCATGCAGTACAAACACTTTTGGAAATAAGTCTTTGTTCTTTTCTATGTACGTACTAAACATTTTATGCCTTTCCGTTCCTGAACAAATCGTTCTCAGTGATAACTCTAAAAGTAAATCCCTGACTTTGACAATATGCCATTGCGGCTTTCCATTTGGCATGATTGATAGCAACTACCATTCTATCTTTAGCATTTGCTACTTTGCTTTCAATTAAACTTTGTTTTTTTGGTTTTATTTCTACAACTTCTGCTATCTTTTTACCGTATTTGTTTTCATACACTACAAAAAAATCTGGGATATAGTTAGTACGTTTTCCTGTAAAAGGATGAATATAAGGTATTGTCATTGCTTCACTAGCCCAATACAATACGTTCTTGTGTGTGTCGCAAAAGGTCATGAACGTAAGTTCCCAACCTGAACGATATCTAGGCTTATGCTTGCCTATATACTTTTGAGGTTGAGTTGGAGTAAAAGTTCCTTGTGCCCATTTAGCCATATCATAACACTACGTTTCTTTGAACTGCTTGATTGGGTTGAGGAATATTACCAGTACCGTACATGGCTGCTTTGGCTCTGAATGTGTTTAAGTAGTAACACAATAAGTTATTTGCTTGTAATGTATTATTAGTGCCTTGCAATGCTTCAAGCAATTGCTGTACTGGAATTTTAGTTTGTTGTGAAATACTAAAAAGAAGTGCTGTAAAATTTGCCGCAATAGTATTGTTCTGACTAGTACCCTTGAAATAAGAAAATACTAAATCATATTCTGCACCGTTAACATTTAATGTGGTGCTATAGAAGTTATCATAGATTCTTACAGTCTGTGATATACTATCTCTATCGGTTGTTATTGATGAAAAGGCTTGTTGCATAACATTATTTAGTCAAATAATATTATGGTCCTAAGAACTCAGCGTCACTCGTTGGATCTAAAAAGTCTGCTTGATTTTGACCAACAGAACTAGGTGTTAAATCTGCGCTGTTATTTTGTTGTCCTGCAAGGGGTTCATTAGTGATTGGAGTTGGTGCTGTAGCGCCATTGATAACTGGATAGTTTGCAGTACCTGTACCATAAGTACTACCAGTAGACCCCAATGCCGGAATATTAAATGATACGTTTCTAGTACTAGATGCAGATGTTACACCTGCTGTAGCGGCAACTGCACCTGCATTTAGTGCGGCTGAAGGGTCTGGATTAGGTGGAGAATATAAAGATGCATACGAAACACCTGCAGTTTGTGCGGCTGCTAATGTGCTTCCTGCAGGTTGTTGTGTTAATGCGCCACCTAGTGAAGGTACTAAACCACCTTGTCCAAGTGCATATTTGTTTGCACCTGCTGCCATAATAGGACTTGGAGTTGTATCGTAATTTGCAGTTTGACCAAAACCACCAGGAATAATATTGCTTGGATCTTGACCATCTAAATGACCGTAATCATATGTTACAGTTTCGTAGTCAAAGGTCATTCTATTTTGCATGATACCATTAGTTTCATTATAACTATAATTATCATGTGAAAAATTAGTAATTAATGGGTTAATAAATGTATAGGCAGTAAAATTGTGTTGGTTGAATCCAAATACAGTAATACTATCAAAAAACGGAATCTTTTTTTGTGTGCCATTTGGATAAGTACCATCATAACCCCAACCATTATCTCCACCTATATTATTATCATAAATGTTTCTTTGATTGTAATTAATTGCACCACCGTTACCACCTCTTGCACCATTGAATTGTGCATTCACATTTAAACTGTCTTGATAGTAATATTGATAATATGCTTGCCACATACCATTAATAGTATCACCATTGTCATCATGGAAACTTACTTCAACTGGTTCGTACTTAATTTTTGTTTGTACGATTCTTTTTCTATTGTATTGATTAAGTTGATGTGTAGTAATATTAAAACTTGGTAGTTTAATATCTTTAACTAATAGTCCATAACTACTTGTGGGAAGTACATTTGTACCACTGCGGCCGCCATTAAAAAATTGCATTGCCTCGGTATTAATTTTAAAATATGTGTGAAATAGATACTTGAATTTAGGAGTATTCTGATAAGAATTAGTCCTAAAGATTTTGCTTGCGTGGGTATAATCACGTAGGTATTCACCGAAGTAAGAACCAGTTTGAGTTCTTGGACCAGAGTAGCCTGTACCATTAAGTACAGACCCTCCGACCAAAGATTCAAGTGCGCCTACTGCGGCGTTTACTAAAAGGTTCTGATTAAACCCTGACATTTTTACTCAGTATTACTGACCGATACCAGTTACTGATGAACCTGTCTGATTTTGTAGACCAGGTGTACCAACACCAGAACCAAGCGGTGCTTGAATTGCGTTATCATAACGTAATGTTAATGCGATTGTTACCGCATCACTTGTACCGTAGTTCAATGTTTGATAGTTAACCTGTTGGATATAACATCCATACAATTCCCAAGTTTCTAACACAGCAGGAACAGCAGTGCCGTTACCACCATCAAGAATTTGAATGTTAGTTTGGAATTTGTAGTCTTGACCAGTAGCCGCTGAAGCCTGCTCAACAAAGTCGAATTGCTTCTGAATTTGTGAACCAACTGCAAGTGAAACTGAACCAGATGCATCATCACGAATGTTGATTGCAAGAGTTTGCCATTTTGGTTTACCTGCTAGATACATTGTTGAGTTATATACGTTTAATGTAATATCGTCAAATTGTACTTGCGGTCTTGCGCAATCGATAACTTGTTTAGTCAAACTTAGACCCTGTGTTGCGCTTGCACCAAAATTTAGAAAGTCAACTCTGAATCTAAATTGTAGTTTAGGCATCAACAGACCTTGGTTGCCGCCTGATGTATCTCCTGCGACTGTCATGTTGAACAATGATTGTGAGGCTGTTGCCATTTTTTATCTCCTATATATGTATTTATCACTTAATGATGCCCCTTGCGGGGCATCATTATTATTACTTACTGCCACCTTGGCCACCTAATGTACCTGTTGCCAAGATACGTACTGGGATATAGATGAACTCGACTGCCTTCACAGGTTCGATTGCAACGTCTACCCAAAGTTCGTTAGCATCAATTGTTGCAGGAGTATTGTTACTGTTATCGCAGACTACCAAGTAGTCATAGATACCACGTTTCGCTACTAAGTCAACAAGCAATGTTTGAACAACGCCTGAAATCTGACTTCTTGTCAATGCATCATTAGGTTCAAAGATGAACGGTCTTGCGGCAACTGCCAAGTTGTATCTTAGATAGCAGATAAGTCTTGCAACGTTAATTCTATCTAATGCAGATTGTGATGCATAACTTGAGATGTTACCGAAACTTAACAATCCATTACCAGTAAAGAATACTAGTGGGTTGATGTTGTGTGTATACAATACATCTCTGATACCTTGACTTGTCTTGCTTGTTACAAAGTTACCTGTTACAGCATCAATATAACCAATGTTAGTTGCGTTATCAATGATACCACGGCGTGTACCTGCTGCCGCTAACCAAGGATAAGCAATTTGGTCATTTCTTAAGAATGTTCTCAACATCATGTATGATGGGGGAACTGCTACTAAGTTACCTTGCAAGTCGTCAGTAATACCACTTGGATAGAATAGACCCAAATATGTGTTACGTGTTACGCAACCTTTTACGCTTGTTGATGTAGCACCTGCCGCATTGTTTGCCCATGCCGCAATTGCTGTACCATTAGCAGGTAATGTCATTGGAGTATCACCAACGATGAATGCTGTGTCACCGCGATCATCATTCAATGTTACCATATCTGGTTGCAATTCGCAATAGTTTGGTGCTGCCATTAAGTTGAAGAAGTTATCTTCATCTCTGATCGCTTGGTTAGTTGAAATTGTTGCTCTCATAGCAGTAACAACCATGTTACGTTGTGCGGCTGCACCCATGTAAGGTACGCCTGTTCCTGCATCAGCACCTGATACTGATAACCATGTATCATGATATGTTGGCAAGTCTTGATCAGGGAATCTGTCACTATTGAAATAGTTTGAACGATACTGTTTAACGTTATAACCTGAACGTCTTGTGTTGAACAACAATGTTCCTACTGGATATAAGTTAGCATCTGGAGCATCTAAGTCTAAGTAGTTGCTCATTAACAAACTTGCAATTGTTGGGATCGGATCATCAACTGGACTTGTATCACCGTTAGTTGCCCAACGTGCATCAGCAAACACAATACCGTGTGAATTTACATGGTCTGTATTATCGATTAATACCCATTGATCAACACTGTTGACTGATTGCCAACGACTGATTAATGGATAATTTACTAGGTCTAATGTGTTAACCCAAAGATCACCATAAGCAAGAGCAGTTACGCCATCACTTTGTGTTGTTGGTGGAAGTGCAGAACAGATAGGACCATTTGGATCAGTCATATTTGAACCAGTTGTTGGGAAACCATTCAAGTCATAGTTACTATTACCATAACCCTTCCAACCTGTTGTTGTATTAACCATGATATCAACTTGGTCAACTACTGAGAAGAACCAATTTGTAGCATCTGCTGGAGCCGCTACTGGAGCACCAAAACTTGGTGTCATGCTAAACTCTACCCAGTTTGAAATTTGTAGATTGTAAGTTTGAGCGCCTGTACCAGAAACATATGTTAATCCTGTTACACCGCCACCGCCACTTACTGATACTACTTTAACAACTAAGTCATTTGCTGGGTGATTGCCACCTAATACAGCACCACTGAATGTTACTGTGTCACCTACTGCATAGCCTGAACCTGCTGATGCAAAAGTTGATGGTGAAACATTATAAATTGTGTTGTTGTTAATTACATTGATTTGTAATCCAGTACCAACACCTGAAGTTGATAACTGAGTTGGTGTGAAAGCAATACCTGTATTGTATTGACTCAAGTTAGTTGTTACGAACGGACCTGTCTTAACGAAAGGAGTAGTTCCTGCTACGAAACCTGCTGCCGCTAACACACCACTGCTTACGCCTGTTGACAAGTTAACGTCATTCAATACAATTGCACCACCTTCTGTATGCTCAAGAACGATAGCACCTGAAGTTGCAACGCTTGCACTTGTGAAAGGAATGCCTGCCGCTGACCATGCTGTTACAAATTGAGTTGCAGTACATGTACTTGGAATATTAACAGTATAGTATGAACTCAATGAACTTGTACCAGGGATACTTGCTTGTACATAAAGATATGTAGTACCACTTGTCCAGTTAAAGTCTGTTACAGTACCTGTTGCAATAGTTGGACCAGTTGCAACACGTTCCCAATAATAGATTGGACCTTGAAGTGCTGGGTAAGTGGCTGCTGGTGCAATATTGAAGTTATATTGTGAATAAACAGTGCCTGCTGGAATTAATGAACCACCTGTTGAATCCAATGATGCATTAACAGCCCAGTCACTTGTTGCTAAGTTGGCTGTTTTTGATGTCCAACTTAGTGTTGCTGAACTCCATTCACTAATTGATGGATTGAAACCACTACCAGCAGAACCTACCTTAATCCATACTGAACCTGATGGAGCAGGGAATTGCTGACTTGCTTGCCATAATGGCTGTTGAGCAGATGTTCCATAAATGAATTGTGGTTGATAGTAATTGCCTGGATCAATACCTAAATCATTTAGGATAGTTCCTGAACCTGAAATTGTCAAGTACTTAGGATTTACGCTAGTGCTTCCACCAATTTGTGATGAATAAATGTTTAATTTACCACCAACAACATTTGCTGTCAAATAACCTAAACCTAATGCATTGATTTGGCTTGCTAATACAGAAACTACGTTATTTGGTGAAGCCTCTACGGTAACCGTTACTGAACCACCACCACTAATATTAAGTGTTAATGTATTACCTGCTGTTAAGGTTGGGCCTGAGTTTGTACCTTGAATTGTTGGCCATGCGTTCAACCATGCTTGTGATCCTACTGCTACCCAAGTATTATTTGGTGCTTTATAGAAATATGTTTGTGCGCTTGATTGATTAGGATCTTCGTAATTTGGAATTGAGTTAACAGCATATTGACCAATTGAACCAATGCTGTTTAACGGAACACCACCTGATAGTTGTGAAGCATTATCAATAACGATAGGACTAATTGCTTCAAAAGAACCTGTTGCCGCATTGAATGCATTAATACCCCAAGTTGTTGTAGTTGTATTTAACCAATATGCTCCATCAACAGGGTTACCAGTTGGGCGACCTGTTTGACCTACTAAACTTGCTAAGTCAATGTCTGCTCTTAATACATAGCAACTGTTTGTTACACCAAGTGCTGAATATGCAGTCAATAGACCATATTCGTTTAATTCATATCCTTGGATAGGAACACCATTTGATGTTGTATAGAAGAATGGAGTACCGTATGTTTGAACAAGATCACGTTGACTTGTAATCAAGTAAAGTTGTCCAGCATTAGCGGCTGTAGTACCTGGTGCGACACCAGTACCAGTTGGATCTGCTTTATTCGCCGCTGTAGCGATAAGCACGAAAGGGGTTGAGTTTGTTGCGCCTGGTAGATATTGACTTTGATCAATGATATCTACTTCTACGCCTGGGGATACTAGTGCCATAATAAAATTTCCTTTTGTAAAATTATGAGGTTTACCACCTGAGTTGTATTATTATTTAGTATAAATTCAAAAAAACCGTCTGTTAGCGAACCTTCGAAGGTTATAAATACAATATGATCAATAGACCTATATGTAAAACTTGCAATAAGAACTATTGCGCTGTCAATTATAAACGTGACGGTGTTACTCACTATAGGAGTATATGTGACCCATGCGGTCAATCAAAAGGAAAAAATAAAAAGAAATCCAGAATCAGCAATTGGGAAAAATCTGGATACAAAAAGAAAACCACATGTGACTTATGTGGTTTCAAAGCGTTATACCCCACTCAAATTACCGTGTTTCATATTGACGGTGATTTGAACAATGTTAACTTTACGAACTTACGTAGTGTTTGTCTTAACTGTATTGAAGTAGTTAAAAAGAAAGAAGTTAATTGGAAGCGTGGGGACTTACAAGTTGATTATAGATTCTAACTGTTTATGCAATTCATCGATTGTGCCATTGTTATCAACATAATAGTCGTAGTTTAATCCAACACTACTATACTCACTGGCATGCACGTTTTGATCATCAAGTTTCTTTTTACTCAATGCCCAAGTAGTATTACCACGTTCACCTTTGTTATATGATACTGCGGCATCATACCATACAGGTCGTTCACCTCGTTCTACTCGCATAGTGATACCACCTGCATTTTTAATAGCAAGCACCTCATTGACAAAACGACAATCAGTAATAACAATATCTTCCTTGCTGTTTCTAAGTTTGTTCTCTACGCTAGATACCCAAATATCATTATGAAACCCATTGCGACAAACTTCTGTGCCCCAGTACTGTAGAATCCATCTTGGGGTAAGATGTGGCATACCAAGACGTTCTGCCCACCATGTATCTACTTGTTCTCGCCATTCACGACTTGCTTTAGTTGATCCTTCAAGCAATTCACGCTCCCAACCAAATACTGCTGATAC